TTCCGGGCTCAATAAGAACCAGATTAAAAATACGGGGGATATTAATACCCACAGCGGCCACACCATAAGTCGCCACAATAATCTTGCCATCACTAGTTTTAATTTCGTCATACTCTTCTTTTCTTTCATCTAGTTTCATGCCACCACTGACAAATACAGCTTCAGGAATTAGTTCGATTAACTTATTTCCTGTGTCGATTCTATTAATTAATACCAAAGTATTTCCACCTAGGGACAGCGCCTTGATCTTATTTGCCATCCAGGTTAATCTTGTAGGATCAGTGACTAAGAAACTGTATTCTTCTTGAAAGCTACGGAACACCTGCACATCTGTAGTCTGCAATACATTGATTTGTAAATTTGCCAGCACACCTTTTTCTTGTAGATCGTGTGCAGAAACCTGATTGATCACAGGACCAATGCTGGCAAGAATGCCTTGAAATTCAAATGCTTCTTTAGGTACAGTTCCTGTAAGTCCCCAACGAATTGCACAGTTGTTAAAATTCTGTGTTAGTAGTTTAGTCAATACTTCTGCCTTGGCTTGATGCACTTCGTCAACAATGATTGCTGCCACTCCTGCAGTAAATTCAGCCAGGCTTAATGTTTCATCATCATAACTTTTCTTGTCTAGAACATTAAGACTTTGCCATGTGCATATAGTATGTGTCTTACCTAATTCTTTTCTGTCGCCGAAGTAAACACCAACATCAAGTCCAAGGTTCTTGTAGTCTTCTTCAGTTTGTACTACTAGTGATTTATTAGGAACAACCACCATTGTGCGGCCGTAGGGCTCGCATAAGTGACTGAGTGTTGCCGTAGTAATTGTTTTGCCTGCGCCTGTAGCAACTTCTTGTAAGGCCTGTGGATTTTCTAAAAACTTGTTGACAACATCGTATTGATAGTCACGCAGTACAATAGGAGTACCGGCCTCTGGGTGACCCTTGGGCCAAGTTTTGCCTTGATCCGCCCAATAGTTTTCATCGATAGGTGTGAATTCTATCTTGCTATGATGGCGCAAATCTTCTATGTCAATTTCATAGCCTGCATCTTCTATGATAGGTAATATTACATCCAAGTGTGCAAGATAACCAGTACCACCAATGCTAAAGTAAGTTTTAGTCCCATCCCATCGGCCTAGTTTATATGCCGGCATGTGTCGTGCATAGGGCAAATCAAACTTTAATTTGTTGACAATTTTACGCCGTGTTTCTACTGCCAGGCCGTCGACTTTGATATTAACTTCATCTTTAATTGTTAGTTTACAACTCGGCAATTTTCTTGTCCTTAATGTGTGCAGCCTTGATATCACCTACAAAGCATACACAGGTGTGTGATTCCATCCAGGCCTGCGTAGTGGCACTGGGCACTGGATATAAGCTATTAGTTAAAATAATTTTAACATCTATTCCATCAGAAAACAACCACTTAGGAGGTTTGTTTTGAAATATAAAAATTTTACCGCCTTCCACCTTACCACCGTAGCCGTTGTCTTTGACCCACTGATTAAACCCTCGGTCCTCAATTTTGTCTTGGCGGAAACAAATGCGGATATCTGTCGGTGAAACATCATGTAAAATAGCCGACATAGTAAACGACTTGACCCATTCTTCTGAGTTGTCACCTTTGTTTAGAATCACTGCTGTTATGCCGTCGGTGTCTTTGTACAGTTCAAAAAATTGATCTAGACTCTTCATCCAAAATTGTCTATGTTCTGACGAGGCTATTTTTTCTGCCAGTGTTTTTGGAGATTCTTTCAACAGGTATCCCATGCTCTTGGCCAGTAGTAGATCGCTGGATTGATTACAGGTTCTATGCTGTTCAAACCATTCAACTGTTTCCTGCGGGGCATTGATCAAGTCAACTGTTGCACCAAAGTGCTTTTCACAATAGGGAGTAATTGTTTCACTATTTTGCCAAATTTCTTCAACATCTGCAAGTGCTACCATAAAGGTATCATCAATCTCAAAGTTGTTGGTATGTGCGAACTCGTAGACTTCGATAAGGTTGAAATTATAAAATTTCATCTTGCGAATCTTTCTTTCGGGGTCCCAGGTGCTGACTCCGAAGTCTTTGGTAATTGGCGAAATTTCTCGATCAAATACCTCTTTTAGTGCAAAAGGAAACTTGGCACAAATCCACACTTCGCCGTCTTCATCTTTTTCTACAAATATTTTTCTTGCCATATCAAGAATTCTAAAATCTGCTCGCCACTCGGGATTTTCTAAAAGCAAGGAATAATCAAGTCCAGCTAGCTTGGCATACATTTTGTATTTTTGGAGAATTTTGATGATAAAATTTGCCTGATTTTTGGTCAATTGGCCGCCAGTAGAAAGCACAACAAAGAAACTGTTGGCTGCTGATTGGTCTTGGTGTTGTAGTTGAATATTTTTATTGTCACACAGATCTACGAACTCAAGAAATATATCTTCGACAAATGATGATTTTAGCATCTATACAGTATAGCACCTAAAATTGTGAAAATCAAGGCCTAATTTTTAATTTTTCTTCGAGGTAGCCTTCGAGGCGTTTAAGTGGAATGCCTTGGCTAATCTCATCCACAGTCCATTCGGTATGACATAATTTTAAGAACCATTCCTCACGATCAGGCAATTGTGGATTTTCTAAATTTTCCCATTTTTCACTGACTGGGAACGCCAAACTTGAGCTATCACAGATGGTTGGGGTTCCATTGATTGCTGCCTGAACAGATGGACCGGAATTGTGGTTGATAACACAATGATAATCATAATTGATGTCGAACCCGTCGTAGGTGTTGACCAATTTTTTTGGAATCTCAATTACTGCATCGGCAAACTTTTCACAAATTTGTGACCTAGGATGGGGCCTAACCACAATTCTTCGGCTAGAGTGGCGTTTGATTTTTACTATAGTGTCTCGTATCCATTGCTCCATGCTAGGTTGACCTTGCCACTGAAGACTTCGACTGTGTTGGGTGGCAATAAGAATTTCATTGCGCCGTTTTGTTTTTTCAGGTCGAAGGCTAACCCCTAATTTTTGTGGCCTCGAGGGGTCTAAATTTTCAATATTTCCAAAAATTCCAAGGCCGTTGATATGTCCTTCAGAAATTCTCCATGTTAGGCCTCTTTTTAAACTACCCACTTCGATAACCATTACAGGTTTGTTTTGTTTAACACAATCGTTGTAAATTTGTTGGTTGCCGGCCATGCGACCATTCCACAAAACCGACCAAATTACTGCCACATCTTCGCCATCCTCCACAATTTCGTGGCCAGACACCTTAACGCCGTTGGCAAAGGCGTCGAATACCGGAACACTGTTCAATGCACCGTAGTTTTTGTAAAGTTTGAATTTCATAGTGAATAAATAACTGAGTATTTAACTCACATCATGTCAAAATTTATAAAAAGAATTCAAAAAACCGTTAAAAAAGTTATAGACAATGTGATTGTTGTAGGTCCCAATCAAAAAAATATCGAAAATATGATCGGTGGGTTTAATACGGTGTTTTGTGTTAACCATCAACATCAGTTACCAAAATATAAAAATTTAATAGCCATTCAGGACCATGCTTTTATAAACCAATTGCAATCTATTGATATTGTATTTCTTAATACCAATTACGATTCAGGAATATTTCAGTTTATACCTCAACTAACAAGGAAATGTGCTCCTGTTATTTTTTTACACAGAGATCTTATACTAAGTACAGAGTACATCGACTTCTTTAGAAGAATACGATACGAACAAATTACTGTTGTAGACGATTATCAAGTTTGGAAAATTATTAGAAAATGAAAATTGCTGTAGTTACTACATTTCACGAAGCAGGCCTTAAAACATATGCGCAAAGAATGATTGATACATTCTGCACTAACTGGCCTCAAGAAATCACCTTACACATTTATCCAGAAAAATGTAATCCTGCAATTAGAGATCACAATCATGTAACATTGTTTGACCTAGACAGTGTTACGGAACTATCTGCTTTTAAAGAAAAATGGAAGGGAGTTCCTAAAGCCAATGGCGATGTTAAATTAGATCCTGTTAGATCAAAAAGAAAAGACTCAGGTAAAGGTTTTAAGTGGGACGCTGTAAGATTTGCTCATAAAGTCTATAGTATTTTTCATTGTGCAAAAACAACCGACGCTGATATATTAATATGGATGGATGCCGACACTATTTGTCATAGTCCAATTAGCATAGCACAAATTAAACGACTAATTCCACAAGATAAAGATTTATGTTTCTTGGGGCGCAAGGGAAAATTTAGTGAGTGCGGGCTGTATTCTATGAATTTACGCAGTCCGGCAGTTCAACAATTTTTACAAAAGTTTCAATGGATGTACGACAATGCAGAAGATGGAATTTTTAAACTAGCCGAATGGCACGATAGTTTTGTATTCGACGCTGTAAGAAATTATGTTAAAACAAACGAATTAGATTGGAGTAGTCACCTTGTTACCGGTGAAGGTCATCCTCTTATCAACAGCGAGTGGGGTGCTTGGTTAGATCATCTTAAGGGTGGAAGAAAAGATCTAGGAAAAAGTAAAAGAACGGACCTGCTTGTTAACCGGCCCGAGCCTTATTGGCAGCAATTTTCTTAACCGCCAAATCTTTCTTTATAAGGACCCGGTCCTAGATATCGACCAAACCTTGTAGAATCTGTAGGCGTATTATATCCGGTGAGCGGAGCCCATATAAACACTCGTTTGCTCTTGCAACTGATTGTTTCGTATCCTAGTTCTTCCATTAACTTACAACATTCGTCGATGTCTTGATTAACTTCAAATATTACCCACGGTCGTTGTTCTTTAATAATACCAACTGCTCCCTGTAATACTTCGTATTCCCATCCTTGTACATCGATTTTAATTAAATCAACATTAGTTAACTCTTCGTCGTCTAATTTAACTACAGGCACATCATACGATGCGCCAATCCCTGGCCTACATAATTTTCCGTCACCACAATTTTTTCCAGCTTGATGAAAGGCTGCGGTGCCTTGAAAGTTTGCCACAGCTTTTTCACGAAGATCGATACCGCTTGGAATATTTGCCTTTAAACATTCTAAATTTTGACGACTTGGTTCGTAGGAAACTGTAGTATTAAACCGCGTCATCATGGGCCTACTCCAAATTCCTACATTGGTCCCCACATCAACAAATGTTCGCTTGTTAGGTATAAGTTCTAGTATTAAATTACGATACTTTCCTTCGTATGCAGGATTTTCCATGTTGGCATCCCCCTCAAGAACAAAACTTATTTTCTTGTCGTCATCTGGCACATGCCATCCATTGTGTAATTGTCTCATAAATACCTTTTAAAAAATTGCCATGCTTCACCTGATCTAAGCTCGTCAAAGTTCCAATGACACATTGACAATCGTTCAATCCATTCTTGTCTTTCATACAAAGTAGGGTGCTCTATCATACTTAGTTCTGTATTAGATGCTACAGAACTTTGGCTGTATTCGGGGATAGGGTCTGTAAGGAATGCCGGAATTCCTTCTATTAAACTAGCAACACTAGGACTACTATTATACACTACAGTTGCCCATGCATTTTTCAAATCATCAGTTAATGGCTTTGTTGGAGGACTCAATGTTACATTTCTATGATTAATTTTTAAATACAATCTACTTTTTTTATCTCCGGGGTGCGCTCTAACAACAATAGGTCTATCACTAAACTTTTTAATTTTTAAAATTGTGTCGTCGAGCCATTGTTGTACATGAAGTCCCCGCATACTCCATCCGCCGTTACGCTGGCAACAAATTAAAATATGGTTTCCTACACTACGATATGGTTTAAGATTGATATTTAAGTTTTGACTGATTTTGGCCCAGCGACCAGAGTCAACCTCTTTGTCAAAATAAAATCCAGTAGTTGGAAAAACTCCGTCAAAACTATAACGAAGGTATCGTTTACTATTTCCAAGATCTGCATATAAAAATAAATTACTATCAACGATTAAACTACGATTGCCGTTTCGTTTTTGAGTGTCTACAGCATTTTGTCTCAATTGCAAATGTGGTGCTGATTTACCGTGTTCGTGTACAAATCCCTGAATAAGAGCAACATCACATCTTATTGCATTCATTCCTCGGTGAGCAATCGCAGTATCTCCAGCAGCAGTAACTCCTTGACAAAAATAATCAAGAATCATAGGTTTTTCTATGTTATTATTATTAGGAGGAATTCCCCCATAATAAGCTACAGCAATTTTAGACATGATACCTTTTTACAATTTTTAAAAAAGATCCATCTATTAATTCTTCATAGGTAAATTGACTATAACTTAGCATACACAACCATTGAGCTAGATTAGGTCTATACAGATCGTTAATATTAGAAATACTATTGCTAGTAACTGGGTTAGTAACATGTTGGTCTAAGGTAATTACTGGAATGCCGGCCCAAACTGCTTCGGTAGCAGCATTAGAATTAATATTAATTAAACAATAATAATCTTCATTGCATAAATGTTTATACAACGGATCTCTTACTTTCTTTGGTGCTTTTTCTCTGAACACAATCGGCCTATCTGAATACTGTCTAATTTCTTTTTCTATGTCGTATTTCCATGTCTTAAGATCGACGCCAAAAATACCTGCGGCAAATCGTCCTGGTTCGATAACCATTATCTTTTCTCCGCCTTGTCGCCATTGTTGAGGAAACGATTTAAATATTCCTAATCTATCAACTGGAGCGTCAAAAGAGTTTCCATGATGTAAATGGCTACGAACAATCCTATGCCATATTTTATTTTCTTCTAAAAAATTAGTGTAGCCGCTATCGATAAACCAAAAAGGATATTGTTTTTTAATTTTTGTTATCAATAGATTTTCGTTGCCTACTGTATTTCTAATTAGACAATCTTCTTCGTATGAATTAAATCTGTTACGCCTGATTAGCTCTGCATTTTGATCTAAGAAAAATCCAGTACTTTTAACAAAATTTTGTTTTTTGCTTTTTTGATATAAGTTTAGAACTTTGTCTTCGCCTAATTTCTTGATAAAATATTCAATGTTTTCGTGAACTTTTGTAAAATGTTCAAGACGAGATCTATGCAGTTGTTCTACGATAGCATCGCGATAATGTTTTAAATCTCGATACACTGCTCGTTTAATTCTGTCTTTTATTTTTTGTTTATGTTTTGACAGATTAAATTTTTTACCTTTTAATGGACGATGGGTTAACTCTAACACATAGTTTATTGCCAGTGCAGTTTCGTTTTCTGGCAGCTTGATATCCTTTAATGATTCGGTATGATCAATAAGGCTCAATAAAAAATATGCAATCTCTTTATCGTTAATTAGTAATTTCATTTGGCGGTTCTTTGTAAAATTTTCCAAGCAGTACCGTTTTCAATTTCCTCGCCGCGGAACTGTCCGTAAGCTAAATTGGAACATTGTTTTTTAACTAGAGATTCGTCTGGATAATACGGTGTTGCAATCTTTGAAAGATCAGTTAGTGCTAATGGGCTTGCTGCACAAGGAACTGCAACGAACGCAGGGATTCCATAGGCAATTGATTCAATAGCAGCAATACTATTAAAGGTTACTGTGGCAAAAATTCCTTGATCTAGTGCTTCATATATCGAGTTAGCATGTCGTTCACTTCGAGATGCTTTATCTCTAATAATAATTGGCATGTCTGTATGTTTTTTAATTTCAGCGATTGTGTTGTTTTTCCAATCATCTAATTCAAATCCAAAGTAGTGACAAGATTTAGGATTTGGAGTTACCAATAAAATTTTGTTTCCTTTGGTTTTCCATCCTTTCCATTCCAGGCGCTTATCTAGCTTTACAAGAAAATCCCATCGGTCCGAAGGCCATGTTTCTAGTGTGGATTTCTGTAGTTCGTCTTTGACAATCCGTACCCATTTTTTCTTGCCACTAGAATTACCTTCGCTTTTAAAGTTTCCAAAATATCCAGTATCGGTATAATAGAAACTCCTACCCTCTTTAATACACTGATGTATTTCTTTTCGTTTTACTACACCTCTTGCTACAAAAGGTTTTGTTTTATCATTGTAGTCATCTGTACATTGGCCGCCGGAACCGTAAACAATCAGCTGTTCAATGCAAGTAACATCTTCTATTTTCATTACCATAGTTCTTCTAGCATCCTTTTTGCTTCACCGCTTTTTAACTCAGTTATGTGAAATTGCCCATAGGCTAAATGACAACCCCAGGCATATAACTTATCTTTATCTGCATAGTACGGTGTTTCTATTTTACTAAGATCTTGTAATGCTACTGGACTTGCAGCATTTGCGGGAGCCATAGTAAACGCTGGTATACCGTAAAAAACACTTTCAATTGCGGCAACACTATTATATGTTACTAGAGCAAATACATCGTTGTCTAATGCCTGTTGTAAAGTATCTGTAGCAATTCTGTCGATCCTTTTAGGTGCTCGTTCTCTTACGACTACTGGTCTATCTGTATGTTGTTTAATTGTTGCAACGGTGTCAGCGACCCATTGCTCTCTTGTAACTCCGTAGAATTTACAAGGTTTATCATCCGGGGCTGCAACTAATATCTTTCTACCGTCTTTTTTCCAAGGTGTAAAAGTTTTGTTAAATTTTTTAAAACGATCGTCGGGTCTAGTAATAATTTCACCGTGCTGAAGATCGTTTTTTACTATGCGATGCCAGTACTTCCATCCATTGGGATTTGAAGCTGTCCTTTCATTACCAAAATACCCGGTATCCATATAATAAAATGTTCGACCGTCTTTCCAGCAGCGTTTCATTATTTTATGTTTTAATATACCTCGCAGTACTATTGGTTCTGTAGATATATCGTAGGCGAAATTGTCAGTTGATATAGAACTCTGTTTACACCCAGAGGCAAACATGTTAATGTATTCGTCTTCGCCTTCTTTGCTTAAAAAGATCATAGATTTCTTTGTAGGCAGTAATCAGTATAAATGCGTTCACGATGCCATTCGTCTCCCATAGGAGTTGTAGCAAAGTCATGAAAACTTGGAGTTCCTAGGGTGTAGTGCAATAATTTTGCATCTTGATTAGCACCAAACTCATCGGGCAACCAGTTCCACACCTTAGGCAACTCTCCAACTAGGTCATCGGCAAGCCAAGTAAACCTATGAAGTTGCGCACCTGTAGCAGTTTCGATAAACTCAGGAGTTACTACTTTATTCGAAGCGTGTCCGCAATTCCATAAAATAACACTTGACCAATTCTTACGAGGATAGTTTTCGTTTTTAGCACCTAGATACTTTTCTGCCATTTTTGTTTTGTAATCATGCTTGACCACCATTACTGCTTTGGTGTCGTCCCGCAATTCCCATAATTTTTCAATGTCGTCTCGTAGCAACATATCGCCATCCATGAAGATTGCCCATCCCTTATATTCCATCAGATGCGGCACAAGAAATCTACTGTAGATAAATTGATTACTTCCGTCAGTATGTGTTTCTTGATAGTCCTGCATGTTTTGTAACGCAAGTGGTGTTAGTGAGACTGGTTTACTCGAATGTCTAATGATGCTATTTGCACATACATGATATGCAATGGCCTCACGATGGTCATAACCAATAAAAATGTTAATCATTTTCTTTCTATATCCTCTTCGACACAATTTTCACCGTACTGTATTTCAATAACTCGCAAGGGTTGATCAGTTTCATTACATAACTTATGCCATTGAGTTCTATTGATATGTATGTGTTGATGTTGTGTATATTCACCTAATAGATCCATGTCTGAACTGTGATCTATGCTATAGACCGTGGCTGTGCCTTCAGCTACAAACCAATGTTCTGCACGGTCTTGATGACGTTGCATACTAAGACAAGTCTTGGGAATAACCGTGAGTTCTTTGAGTTTGACATGATTGTCAACTTCGTGCAACACTCGATAATATCCCCAAGCTCGACTAGTCTTAGGTGCTTTCCATTCTTGGAGAATCCAGCTGCTGGAATTCTTTTTGTCTTCGCCGCCTACAGCAAATACAAAATCTAAGTGAAGCATTTCTTCAAGTAGATCCATTTCCGGAATATTTTCTTTGGTTCGGTCGCCGCCGTTGGCAAAGATTATTTGAGCAGTTGGATATATTGCTCTAACTTTTCTAATAGCATCTTTGGCGCTGTTATCGCTGTCATCAAAGTTGATAACTCTGTCGACATTATGTAGTGCTGCAATGATAGTTGCTCGTTCTTCCCAGGGCATAAATTCTTGCCCTTTCTTTCGGCGTAACCATTGATCAGAATTGACCCCGACGATTAAGGAATCGCCAAGTTCTCTAGCTGCGTTGATATAGGCAATGTGCCCAGAATGTAGAGGGTCAAAGCCCCCAGTGATTAAAACAATCTTTTTCATGCAGATATTTATCTGCTACTATTACTGGTAAATATTAAAAAGGATATTTTATGTTTTCAAACAAATACAAACAAACACTATCTAAAAGTATAGAATTTCATAATAAGAGTGTAACCTGGGACGGGGGCGGTAGTTACCAGTATATTAAACAACTACAAGAAATAATTAAACAATATAATTGCAAAACTATGTTAGACTATGGTTGCGGAAAAGGAACACAGTATTCTGGAGATGAGTTAGATTTTGCCCAATTGATAGGGATTAACTCTTACAATTTATATGATCCGGCCTATGAAAAATATAAAGAACTACCGGTCGGAAAATGGGATTTAACGGTATGCCTTGACGTGCTTCCGTTTATTCCTGAAGAAGATATTGATGTTGTAAAAAATTTAATGCTGTCAATGACCAATACTCTTTGTGTAGTAGGATTGCACAGTGATTTACAAGCTAGAAAAAGCAAAAAACCCTTTGTGTGTATCAAAAGTGAAGAGTGGTGGGAAGAAAAACTTCAAGACGATAAACTCAAAATATTATGGATAGGTCCACAAGAACCGTTTGATGTAATTAAGTTTGCCGAAAGATTAAAGAGTGGCGTCTTCTAATCCGGCAGTTCGAAGTTTAACAATATTGCTTAACTGCCATTGTTTGATATCTAATGCTTTGATAATACCAAGCCATTTATTACGAAGTAAGGCAAAGTCGTTGATAATTTTTTCAAAGTCAACTACATCGGCCTCGCCTTCTACAAACTTTTCACAGTCTCTAGAAGACAAGGACCTTTGATAGTTTTCAAGATACTTTCGAAAATGCTGACTACGAAGTCTACGAAGTTCAATATTAAGGTATTCTAAAATACCTTCAATTTCTTGAAGTTGGTTAAATCGGTTTTCAACTATGCCAGGCATTGCTGCAGAGGCTTTCTCAATGCTTCCTGATACGCGAACATCTTGTTTTGCTGCTATTAATTCAGCTTCATAATATGCCACAGCATCAGGTATGTTTGAAATATCTTTACTAACCCGATCATACCAATTCATTTATTCCTCATCTTCGTAATATTCTGGATCTTCGTCGTCAATGTCTTCGCCGTCGATTGCATAGTTAATAGCATCGTCGAGATATCCGTCAACTCCCAATAGACTTTGTAGAACACTTTCTTTAATGCTGTAGTCTAACAATGTATTAACAAAGTCGGCAGCAAGATCTTTACGATGCTTCTCTGGAATGTGTTCTATGACCAAGGTCCAAATATCTGCGATTAAATCTTCTTTCATTCAGTAATCTCCGTTTCAGTTTCAACATTAGTAGTTATCTCTGAAACGGAAATTTCGCCATGTTTTGAAATATCTTCCATAGCAATATCTAATCCATTCTTTTCATTCTTTTCCCAAGCCTTACGAAACTGCTTGATGATCTCACCGTCTTTGGTGGTGTATACAAGGCTGTTACCTTCTTTCTTGAGCATGCCTTTGGCTTCGAACAGGTCGACCAATCCACTATATGGACTCATACCTGTTTCATAAGGAATCTCAACCTGCACACTTTCAAACGGTTTTGCATAACGAGTTTTCATAATCTTACAAGCTGCACGAATACCTTGAACCGTTGTAGTCTTATTGCCGTCTGCATCAAGTTTCAATTTTAATTTACGCATAGCAACAACGATTGAACTTGCATAGATAAAACCTTGGCCACCTGAAATTTTATCATCTGGATCGAACATATCCTGACTAGCGTATGTGTGATTAGTACATACCATACCAATGTTGTAAGCGCCGAACATATTAACACAATTACGAACCAATGCTGTCAATGCCTTAGGCTTACGGCCCATGTCACCTTTCATATCACCTGCCTGGAATTGATTGACATCAGTAGGAGTCAATAACATACCTAATGAATCAATGATAAACAAGATCTTAGGACGATCTGCTTCATCCATTGTTTTATATTCTGCAATGAACTCTGTAATAGTCTTTGCCACATCGTCGATCATGGCCATGTTAAGTTTTAACAACTTGTCTGGACTTGTATCAACGCCAAGTGCGTGTAACCATTTTTCGTCAAGCGCATTTTCTGTATCAATCAAGATAGGATAGATGCCTGCTTTCTGTGCGTTTGCTACAAGGTTACCTGAACAGATAAATGATTTACCTGCACCACTTTCACCTGCGAACACCGTAACTTTACCTAGTGGAATACCTCGATCAAAATATCCGCTGATAAGATAGTTTAATGCATAGTTGTTTGTGCTGACCCAATCAGTTGGATCGTTAAAGCCAATACTTAAACCGTCGATAGATTTAGTAATTGACTTTCTAAATTTACTAATATCAAATGCTTTTGCCATTATAGTTCACCCTTTGGAAATTTCTTTGGGCTTACAACAATGTCTTCTCGACCAATTGCTTGTAGCCAAGTGTTTAGTCTTTTAATTATAACAGAATCATCCTTAGGGTTATCGAATCTAATATCAATATCCGCCACAGTGTCGCCAGATTGATCTTCGCGACTATTATAACTTAGAGAAAAGTTCTCATTTACTTTTAATATTTTTGCCATTTTTATTCTCCTGAAATGAAGGCGAGTACGAGCGCGGGCTCGTACTCTTGTCTACAACGATTTACTTTTGACGGTTACGAATCATTGCAAGAATGTCTTGCGCACGACTTGCGCCACCTGCATCGCCTACCGGAGTAGGAGCTGCCTCTGCTTTTGGAGCAGGAGTAGTATCGAACGGAGCATCGTCTTCATCTGCTACTGGAGCAGGAGCGGCTGCACGGCTTGTGGCCTTGTTAGGATCGCCAGTGGCACTACCCAAACCTGCTGGTTTGAAATATTGTCCCCAACGCTCTAGGTCATATGCTTCACCGTCAACTGACGCTTCAAACATTTCTTTCATTACCTTGAGTTCAACATCAGTAGGCTTCTTAGGAAGGAAGTCACTCAAGTTGTGTAACTGATGTGATTCCAAAGCTGCCTTTTCAATATCGCTCAATGCTCGTTCACGACGGCTCCACTTTGAAGTAGAGTAGTCAGCAAAACCGCCCTTGCTAGTCTTAGCAATACGGAAGTCAACACCACGCAGGAAGTCAGTTGGCAATTCTTCCAACTCTGGATCCATCAGTGCTGAACGGATGATTTGATAGATTTGAGGACCGATGATGAATCTACGGATTGGATTGTCCGGAGTCTTTTCTTCACGGATAGGATCTTCAACAACAAAGCCTTGAAAAATGTATGAACGCTTTTTCCAGTACTTACGACCCATTTCTTCAAGGGCTTTATCCTTGAACCAACCACGAACTTCTGAAAGGATTGGGCAAGCTGTACCGTCGTTGTACATTTCAACGCAAGGAACTTGCACTTGAACTGGACGACTGTCTGTTTCACCTTTGATACCTGCGAACGGCAATTTGATCATTGCTCGTTCTACCCAGAAAAATGTGTTGTTGGGATTACCGTCTGGTAGCAAGCGAATTACTGCTTCCTTACCTTCCTGCATATTCCAATGTGGGTAAATTGCGTTGTCTCCACCGCCTGTGGATTGTCCTGTGGACTTTGATTGTGCTTCTTGAAGTTTAGCACGGATTTCTGCGAGAGTTGCCATTTTAAATGCCTCCTATGTTATGCCTAAAATGTTTTATATGCCTTATGCACATATGTTATTATGCGCTTTTTATTTAGCAAGGTCAATGATTTTCTGTTGTTTTTTTGATTTTGTTTTGCCAATAAAAAAGCCCAGGGCTTAACCGTGGACTTCTTTATATTTGGCCATTGCCATTTGCCTAGCTAGCCATAATCTAAACTTTACATAGTCTGATAGGTCATCTTCAACTAACTTACCAAACTGTTCACTGCGTCGATTACGACCAAATGTGACCTCATCGTCTATTATGAGGTCACTATCGTCTAGGTCAAACTTACTTTGCTGGCGTAGCGGCGGGCTTTGCGTCTGCTTTAGCTGGCTCTTTCTTAGCAGGCTCACTTTTTGCAGGCTTTTTCTCGTCTTTCTTAACTTCTGCCTTAGCTGGTGCTGGAGCACTTGCTGTTGCAGCTGGTGCTGTTGCAACCGGTGTTGCTGGCTTGGCTTCTTCTTTCTTAGCAGGTGCTTGTGCAAATGCTGATACTGCGAACACGGTAGCGAGGATTGCGATTGCTGATTTCATTTCAAAGTTTCCTTTTGGTTAAGTAGGAATTTCTACCCCTACATATATATAACGCGGTAGCCTTAACATTCGTTTACAATCAATTTAGCCAAAATAAAAGCACCCAAAGGTGCTTCTATTTGTGTTGCCGACAATTACTTTATATAATTTGACTTAGTCGCATCATAATACTGTTTGATTTCAGCAGGTGTCAACACTCTGTTGTAAACTGTAACAGTACCAACTGAACCATTCAATCCCATAAAGTACTGTGTGTACTGTGGATCTTGTAGGTTTGGAACTGGGCAATACTGTCCAATCTGGAAGAAGTTTGAAATAGTATTAATCGCCAAGTTTGGTGTAAATGACTGTGTAACTGCGCCATCGTTAATATAGATACTAGTTGTACCTTTACCTGGGGTTGTTGGAGTAACAGTTGCAGTCATCAAAATCCACTGACTTGGATAAGCAGTTGTCATCACTTGTGGATTGTTGTGTGCTGCATCTGCTGGAGGAACAGCCTGTGTTGCACTTGTATTGTTTGCGGCCACTTCACGACCTGTATAGATCAATGGCTTGCAATCATATGTGCTACCTAGAGCAAACTGATAGCCAACTTCATCACGACCAAATGCCACAGCATACTGATAACGCTTTTGACCACTGTTGATGTTGGTATAGGCAAATGGATTGAACTTGACCCAAGTCAAGAAAGTACGAGCCTTGTTAGAACCAATCTGAGCACCTAAACTTCTTGTGCCTGGATCTGTTGCTGCAAATTGTGCAGGAGTTAAACCCGGAATATCAGTTACGGCCGCATTTGGATTGAAACTTAAACCTTGGTTAGCAGTCTTGCTACCTGTGAAGTTCCAAGCCTTAGTAGCCGCATCATAAGTCGGAGCACCAGAGTGTTGACTTTGTACAGCGTTGTATCCGTGACCTGTTTGGTCGTTGGCATTACCTTTTGAACCATCGATGTGAACAAATGCTCCGGCAGGTATTTCTACTTTAGGCTCAATGTTGCAATACTCGCTGAGTATTGTACCCACTGCACAAAGTTTGGCTTTAATATCATCTATCTGTGCTTGTAAATTTTCTATTTCTGACGCCATGTGCGCTCCTTTAATTTATGTATGTAGACTCTCTACAATATATTTACTCAAAATAGCATTACATTATTATTAAGCCAAAAGAAAGGGCAACCTAGTTGCCCGATCTAATAGAGTTAACTAGACTCTAACTGCAACGAAATTTTAATAGCCTGCTAATTCTCTAATACGAGCCAATTCTGCAATCTGTGGATCTTGTTGTTGTGGAGCCATTCTTTCTACCATTTTACGAGCAACTTGTTCTGCCTGTTCGCCAAACTTTTTGCCTACCATAGTACAAACGCCTTCCGGGCCTTTAGGGAATGTGCCTGAATTGCGATCATAGAAGCTGTGAATAAATTCTGCAACTTCTTGAACATTCATTTGCTGACTCTCTATTCCTAATTCTTTCTTCTTACGCTCTAAGCCTGCTGAACTAGTTGGTGATTTTGTTTTCTCATCATCTAGATCTTTTGAGCTCATCTTCCAATCATCGCCGCCTTTGCTTTTTCTCATAAAAGCAGGAACATCACTCTTGTTTGGTCCGTTCGCTGATTCTTGCGGAACTGGTTCTTCTGCTGGAACCTCTGCTGCTGGTGCTTCTGGCGCTGTTATATCACCCCCTTGGTCAGTCGCCGGCGCTTCACCTTCTGGTTCCGCTGTTGCGTTCGGATCAAAATCTCCGAAATCTAATTGCTCCAATACTTCTGGTGCATATAGGCTCAACCATTGTTGTACTAGCCCTCTTGCATCCATCTCGGGATCTTGCTCTGCCTGTGTCTGGATTTGTTTTTCTAATTGAGGATCTTCAATGATACCTTTGAGGCTTTCGATTGCGTTAGATCCATCTACACCTATTGGGAAGGCTTGAGCTACTAATTCTTGTAGTGCTTGTATTGCGGTTGCCTGCTCTTCTGGTTCTTGACTTTGTATAGGACTGTCTTCTCCTAGGCCCATAACCCATGATTCAAAGCGATCAAACTCATTATCATTTTCTTCAAGATCAAAATCTTCTGTGGTTGGTTGTTCAATGTTTGTCATTGCGACTATGTCGTCATAGCCTAGTTCGCTTTCCTTCATTAGTCTGTACAGAACTGGAAATACGCTTTTGATATCTTCTTTAAAGTTCTTAACTGTGAATTTTTCAGTGTAATCTTCGACTACTTCTTGTGGAACTTCTAATGCCTCTTGTGGCTGGAATGTTTCTTTATAGACTTCGTAGTGACTTTGTTTAGCCAGCCTAGACAGTTGCTCACGCATCATGTTTAACTGTTGTTGACTACGCTCAACAACATCGTTAGTTTCAAAGTTCATTAAATCGTTACGAACAACATAGTTGTTGAAACTTTTTAATTGAGCAATTTGCTCGCTCATGTTGATAATACTTTTGCCTATGTCGTCGTAAGGTACACCGCCGTTGGCCACATGTCGTTGCATTGCACGAGCGCCACTTAGATGGATGAAAGGATATTTAAATCTTTCACCGTCTTGGTTCTCTACAAACAATGCTGAGATGTTTCTGCTTCTAGCACCAGGCTGCATATCGTCTGCTAGTGCTTGGCTGTGTTTGATAATCAAACGGGTATCCATTAACTTTTGGTAGCTCATTGTCTTACTACCGTATAGTTGGCTTTCACTCATAATACTTTCTCCGACAGGTTGTATCACTGTATTTGGTTGTTGTTTTGGTTGATTGTGCTGAGTTAAAAACTCATAATCTCTACGATCTAGATTGTCTTTGGCAATGTCTCTAGTATCAAAGCTCATCAATCTTCTTTTAGAAAATAGTCTTAATTCTTTTAGGAATCCGTACCAGTTGTTTTTCTGTAAGGGATCCATGCTTTCTGTGATGCCTGTACTGAAATAAACTTTGATAGAATTCTGTTCTGCAAGACTGATACTAACATGTCCTACAGCAGTTTCACCTTCCATGTAATCAAAATCGAAGAATCGTGCTTCTTCTGGGTTAATGGTAATAGCACCCAATTCATTGCCTAGTTTTAGGCCTTTGAAGCGGCTGCGAATTTTATAAAATAAATCAGTGGCAATATTGTTTGTTGCATCCATAGTTATATTTATCAAAAACCGCTAGACACAAAGATAGGCATGGGCATCTGATCTTCAGTGATTCTTTCTGTTAGCTTGTCATAGATCTGCGGATCCCAGTCTGCTAACACAGTGGCCATGCGTATAATTAACAAAACACCACTGATAAGATCATCGTGTTCGCCTGTTTTAGCATTAAATCCTACACCAGTTGCTACAAAGGTCTTAAGTTCAGAAACCAAGGGCTTACTGTAGATCTTCATCTTTTGTGTTTCTAGCATGTTCTTGAGTTGACTGCAAGCTGTAATTTTTGTACGGTGTGTGGTGTTGAATCCTTTGCGGAATTTACGCACATGCCCTTTGCGGATAGGCTCGCTTAGGAATAACCCTGGAAAGTTTTCTTCACCTATGTCACGAATAACAATAAGTGCGGCTTCTCCCAGTGTATTATTTTCTACTGAATAATATAGCTGTGGTTGTCCACCTTTTTCTTGGCCACGCTCTTGAATATATCTTAATATTTCTCGCATTACCTTTACTTGATTTTGTATAGGTGTTAGGTTGTGACGCCACTCTGCAACCTGTTCCATTGTGGGCATTTCAAAGACCTGTATAGCTCCATAGTCTCCGCCTGTACCAAGACTGGGATCGTGTGCCACTAGATAAGTTGCTTGCGGGTTTATGTCTTTATACCATCGAGTCTGTCCCATAATCATTGTGGGTTCGACTCCTTTCATTTCAGCCAGTCGCACAGCATTGATCAATGTTTCGTCAAAGATCAAAAATTCACAGTCAAACTCACGACGAAATCTTTCTTCGCCAATCTTGGCACGTTCTGTTTGTGCCCATGCTTCGTCGCGATCCGGATGTTCGTTCCAGTGTGCAAAGAAACTGTTAAAGCCGTTTGTACCCAAGGGCTGTTCAATTCCGAACTCGTCAAAACGCTTTTGCGCTTCTGTCCAAATTAACGCAAACTGATCTTCGTCTGAGTTTGGTGTTGATGTAATAATACACTTACCGCCCGTTGATAATGTTGGTGATAGTGCAGTCCAGAACTCTTTGGCTTTCTCTGGAGGTTGTACGAATGCAAACTCATCGCAATAGATCAATGAAAGAGATTTACCGCGGCCTGTATTTTCTGTAGTTGTCACTGCCTGTATACGAGCACCGTTGTCGTATTCAATAGTGTTTCTATTGTATGAGTACACACCTGCACGAATAAAGTCTGGCAAATTCTCGTAACCAAAGCGGTAACGATTCATAATATCCTGCGCACCTTCATACTTGTGAGCAGCAATCAATACCTGTGCTTCGGGTACAAACATTGTGTACCATAGTAGGTAGGCACATGCACATGTGGTCTTACCCATCTGACGAGGCAACATGGCAATACACTGTTTGTTGTTATGGTACGCATCAATTAGGCGTTCTTGGTAATCGTAAGGAACAAACGGAATTGAGCCGCGCACAGGATGTTGGATTTTTAAAAAGTTTTTTGCAAAGTAAATTGGGCCAGTTACCGGATCCATGCAGGCTTCAAGGTGTTTGACTTCCTCAAGAGTATATCGTTGAGGAGCATGAGCCTTCTTAATTAAATTACCGTCTAGTGATTTTGCCATATTGTTATTTACTGAAAAAAATAGGCTCCGAAGAGCCTATTTGATTTTGCTTTATTATATCAAGCAAATGTTAAACCACCTAATGTTACTTCGGTAATTGTGATATCGTTTTCTGCAACACCTAGTGCAGCACCGATCGCGTCTTCGAGGTTTTCATAAGTTCCGTCCATGCTAGTTGACGCACCGTATCCGTTACCACTATCTTCTGCATGAACTAATGCCACAAACTGATTGGCACCTGAGGCTGTTGGTACACCAACATAATAAACTTCTGCACGACTTTGCAGTCCAGTAACTGCTTTAGACATATTGCTGTTAGCAGAAGCAGGTGAAGTGGTAAAGTTAATGGTTGCCGATACAATCTTGAGTGCTACCAATGTAGGAGTACCAAAACTTGTATATGGACCAACACCTGATGCGCCATCACCTAATAATTTTCTTGCATTGGCATCAACATTTACTGATGTGCCAGCTGCCGCTACGCCGTATAAATCTGCCATTATTTTGCTCCTTTAGCTTCTGCTAATCTCTGTTGTAATTCTAAACGGATGCTAGCACGGAGAGCATCTCTGCTTTCGTAGGCGCCTGCAGCCATTGGATTGTCTCCACGATATGGTTTGCCACTGTAACTCTTCTTAGGCTCATTCATGCCACCTGCAAGTTTGTTCACCATGTAGTCAACATCTTTGTAATCAGAGCCTGGACTACCGGCAACAGCGTTTCCAAATCCTTCTTTTTTCTCTTCGTCGTCTTCTGGCTCTTTGTCTTCTGGACCGTCTTTCTCGGCTTCATGATCATCCATATCGTGATCACCGTCACCGTCGATGTCACCCATTGCTTTGGTTACATCATCACCGTCATCGCTGTCTAAGTCGCCCATTGGAGGCATGTTGTCTGCATCCATGTCGCTTGGACCACCCATGTTATCTGCATCAGGCTCATCATGTGGCTCATCCTTGTCTAAGTCTGGCAACATTTTCAACGGACCTGCATCTAGATTGCCTAGATCGCCAATACTGGAAATGCTAGGACCTGGAGGTGTTAACGAAGGCATACCCATTGGTTCAATTTCAATAGCCTTGGGCATTGGTTGATTGATCATGTCTGGGTTGACTTTGGTCATCAACTTCATTAAACTTTCAATGTTGTCCATACCTTGAGCATTTAGATTAACACTCATACTAGGATGTGATGGCGGCGGAGGCATTTGATTGCCCATGCCCATTGGTGCTTGTCCCATAATAGGATCGCCACATTCTGCAACCGGTGATTCTTGTACTTGTGCCTGTGCTGGTTGATCCAACTCACGCATTCTTGCCATTAACTGATTAAAATCCATTATTTACTCCCCATGGCGCTTTTTAGGCCGGCCTTGTCTGTTTTAGCCTTGGGCAGTTTATATTCTGTCGGCCCGTCTTGATCTTTTTTGCGTTGCTTTGCTGTTTTTTCTAAATCTTTTAAGAAACTACGATTGAAGTCATCTCCAAAATAGTCTTTGCCTTTGATCTTGGGATCACCAACTTGTGCATCAGTCAGTAATACATTTTTAACTTCTTCTAGATCTGCAAACACTTGGTCAGTTTCACTTGGTTCGTCGCTGCCTCTAACACGGAAGCTGTGTTCTTCTAGGCCCAGACTTTTAATATCATTGATAATTTCTGGACCAGTAATTGGGTATTCGCAAATAACTTCGAAGATATGAACTTCGCAGTTCTTCATGGTAGGAAAGTCCAAAGGCAAAGATTGAATTGGTGTTGTGCTGATCTTTTCAAGTTTAATGCATTTGCATCTGTCTAAAGCTGTTTTTAGATTTTCTTGAAAAGTCTCTGGCAAGTCACCGGCTACTTTGACCTTAAAGTCATAGACCTTTTTGCTTTCGGTAAGATATTCTTTTAGAGTTTTCATACGAGTATTTATGCTTTTCCGCTTAATTTTTTAATGAGCTCATTACGGTCAGTGATTACATAACCCTGCCCGTTGATAACATCATTTGGGTCTTCGTTGTTGTCTTTGTCAATCTTATACTTCTTTAATTGCAGATCAATTGCTTTGAGTTTCTTTTCAACTTTATTAGTTTTTGCTGTGATTGCATGACCCAGCATTGAGCTAGCTACTTCAAAAATTCTGCTGCTATAACGAACTTCAACATTCATACCTAGATCCATTAGCTCATCATAGGCTTTTTCAGCCTTATTAGCTAGATCATCGAGTTCAGCATCACCTAGATCGTTTAATTCGTTGATTGCTGGTAGACTCTGTGTGATGCGCTCAACTTCAGCATAGCTTTCGTCAATGCTACGCACGGGTGTATGATCTTTTACTGGTGTTTCTACAGCCAGCTCTACTTCTGGAACAGGCTGAGCTTTTTCATCTAGATTAAATAGTTCTTCTAATTTTTTAGTCATATCATACTTATCTGTGCTTTCAACCAGTCTCTATATTCTACAGTTTTAAATTCTATATCTTTATTCACATACCAGGTTTCAAAATGACATTCACCTTTCCAGGATTTTCTTCTTCTAGTAGCAAATACATTATTTACTGCAACTCTGTATCCTTTACTATCTAAATATTTTTTTGCAGAATTACATGTTTCTAAAAATCCTTTTTCTTCTCGCAAATAATCGTCATGTTCAAAAGTAATACAGTCAAAAACGACACCCTGATCAATTACATTTTTAAGTGCCTGTAATGTTAATTCTGGAGGATTAATGTCACAACTCAAATATCCCATTCGATCTTTTAAATTATACTTATAATTAACTGCGTCTGTATAATAGCAAGAATTACTTCTAATGTTATTCCAATCTGCTTTAAAATCTGTATTAAGTTCTAAACTAATACCCGTCCAGCCCTGTTTTTCTAACAAAAAAGTATTATTCTGTTTTATAGGATCTGCTGCACCAATCTCTACATATGATTTATGATTACATATTTGGAGTGCAAAGATATCTTGGCCAACCTGTGAATACTCCATCACTTTCTTTTTGCTCCTTGATGGAAAATATCACCTTCGTTGACCACCCTAAATTTTAATCCTTGCTGTTTGCACCATGCCCTAGCGGCTTCCCACTTGGCCATGTTCTTTACATACTGCTCTTGATTGTATCGACTCTTTCCCACTTTCTCTAATATAGTTTGACTTTCTGGTTTTACTTCAACAACTTCAGCATGTTTGCCACCAGTTTTATCGTTGTACACAATAAAGAAATCAGGAACATATATTGTATACTTGCCGCTAAAGGGATCACGATAGGGAATTTGTATACTTTCGCTGGCCCATTTTTCTACACCCTGATGTTCATCCAGCATACGCATGAATACAAATTCCCAACTACTACGAGCCAGTGGAATCTTTTTCCCTACATACTTTTCAGGATTCTTCATTTCAAACCGACCTTGGGCAAATTTCATATTTAGGCCGCAATGTTGCGAGTCTTAAACTGATCGTCCGAATTGGCTGCTTTATATCCTAGGGCACTTGAACTAGGTCTGTTGTTGTTTAAAATTTCTGCAACCATGGCGCTGAGTTTTACACCATCAAGGGCTTTTAATTGATCAATCAATTGAAACACAGGAATAGTTTCTAGCTTGGCCTGTCGTAATACCACTGCCGCAGTAATTTCGGCAGCATCACGATCAAAGCCATTGCTCATAAAAAATCCAATGGCTGCTTCTACATCGTTAGCTGAAAATTCTAAAGGAGATTGACCATACTCATCAAAGAACAATTTGGTTTTAGCTGCACTATCCGCACTAGATTCAATAGGAGGTAAATTTGTTCTCATGTATTATCCAAAAAACTTTTTAGCTGAGGCAATTATTGAATCACCACTAGGAATATTTTTAGGAAATATGCTACCTGCAATACCGCCAACTTTATTAACAATTCCACCAATGGCTGCTGGACTACTAATAATCTGTCCTAATTCTTGTGCAATACCGTCTTTACTTAGACCTTTGATATTCTTATAAGTGTTTATAGATTTAATTGCAGTACCTAAGAAACCAGCAGGACTGTTGTATAGCGGACTTTTGCTATTAGCTACATCACCAAATATGCTTTCTACACCTGCTAATACTCCTCCACCACCAAATAGTGCAGATGTTCCGCCACCTTGTACACTTAATGGACTAGGCGTTACATCGTAATGTAAAGTGGCAAATCCTTTAGGACTGTTATTTGAAACACTACCGGTACTATACTGAACAGATTCATACTGTATAGACATCGCACTTTCCATAGTGCCGCCGTCGCCGTAGTCAACATTTCCGTGATTCCAACTTTGAATTCTAGGATTTACTAGAGTATATCCGTTGAAGCGGCTTCGACTCATTGTGTAGATACTAATACTTGTAAAAAAGTCATATCTCTTATCGTTGTCTAGGCCATATCGATAATTGTCAAAACTTGTACCGGCGTTTCTGTAATGTAAATCTTCGTAGGCATTCAACGGCAACTTACGATCTTGTATATAGGCTGCATAATATATTGCCCACATTGAACTAACGATTCCGGTATTATCGTCGTGCATGGTAATATTAACAGGTTCGTAATTCATTGACTTATACAATAATTTTTTTCTATTGTACTGATTCTTTGTAACCATCTCAAAATTAAATTTTGGCAGTTCGGCTGTCTTGCAAAGTAAGGCAACTTCTTGACTGTGTTTAGCTGTAAATGCTGAGGCGTTGTGTGCAGAAGAATTAATTTCAAATACCACATAGTACAGGAACTTATGTCTTGGGGCAAGTCTAAATGTATCGTCAACAAATGTTCGAGAAGCGTGTTGCCAATCGGCCATGATACCTTTTGGCTTGGTAATACCGCCGACTAAGCCGCCAAAAAAGTTACCGTCACCGAGTAGATATCTTGTGAATTTATTTGCCATACAATTATTTATGCCACAAAAAAACCCGGTATAAAACCGGGTTTTTTGAATCAATTAAGATTAAACTGCGCCCGGAGTTAATCCAGTAATTGCCTGAGTAGCTGCTTGACGACCAACTAGTGTACCAACACCAACTGTACCAGCTTCGTGTAGGATGTTGTCATATCTAATGCTTAATGCAACAGTAGCAACTTCGTTAGTTCCATAGTTTAAATCACCGTAATCAGTGTTTTGTAGGAAACAACCAAAGCACTCAAATGTTTCAAGTACTTGTGGTCCTAGAGCGCCGTTACCACCGTCTAGTACTTCGACACGAGTTGTAAACTTGTAGTCAATACCAGAACGAGCACTTGCTTGCTCTAAGAAGTCGAATTGCTTCTGGATCTGTTGTCCAACTAGCTTGATAACATTGCCTGCTGCGTCATCACGGACGTTTAAGGTCAACATTTCATGCGTTGGTTTACCGCTTAGATAGATCTTTGAGTTGTAAATAGGAACTTCAATCTCTTCAAAAGCAATTTTTGGTCTGCTTACGTCAATGACCTGCTTGGTTAATTCTGTACTAGCCTGAGTACCGAAGCCAAGCAATGTCACTCTGAAGCGATACTTCAGTTTTGGCATCAACATACCAGTATTGGTACCAGGACCAGCTGGGTTGATCGAAAAGTTATTTAATGATGTAATTGGCATTTCTTTGCTCCGTTAATTAAATTTCACCAGTATTCTTGATGCGCACTGGAATGTAGATGAATTCTACTGCCTTAACTGGCTCAATAGCAATATCAACATACAACTCATTACGATCAACTCTACTTGGTGTGTTGTTTGACTCATCACAAACTACTGCAAAGTCATATAGAGCTCTTAGACCAACTAATTCTAATAACAAGCTCTCTACTGCGCCTTTGATTTCATCACGGGTGATAGAATCGTTTGGTTCAAACACATATGGGCGAGCTAGTTTTGATAGCTGGCTTCTTAGATAAACAACTAGACGAGCTACGTTGATTCTATCTAATGCGCTGGCATTTCTAGCACGAGTCTTTTGACCATAAGCAACTAGACCTACTCCAACAAAGAATGGAATTGGGTTAACTTTTAGATCATAAAGCACATCTCTTGTACCTTCGTTCAATGCAACAGTTTGGAATTCTCCACTTAGTGCATCAATGTATCCAACACTGGTTGCGTTAGAAATACCACCGCGTCTTGTACCAGCTGGTGCAAACCATGGATAGCTAACTTGGTCGCTTAGTGCAAATGTTTTCATCATCATGTGTGAAGCTGGAACAACTGCGTTAGCGCCGCCTAAGTCTGTGGTAAATCCATTTGGATAGTAAACTGCACAATATTCGTCATAGCTGACAATGCCGTCGTCACCGTTGTCTGTTACTAGAGCAGCATTAGTACCCCAGTTCAACAATGATGTAGCATCGCTTGGTAGACGCAATGGTGTATCACCGATAACAAACGCTGTTTGACCACGATCAATGTTCAAGCTGATCAAGTTCTGTAGCGTTTCTGGATATCCAGGGGCAGCGATCAAGTTGAAGTTTCTGCGCTCTTCGTCGCGGATTTCAATGCTGGTATCAATAACTGACTTCATTGCCTGTACAACAACCTTACGTTGTGCAAGACGACCAAATGCGCCTGAACCGTCTTCGTTGTTGCCACTTTCTGTAGTCCAACGATCTGACCAGTAACCGCTCATACTTTCACCGGAAACAAATGCGTTACCAGCTAGAGTAGCGGCGCCAGTTCTTGCGTTGTCTGCGGCTAGATCAATGTAGCTGTTTTGATATTTCTTAACGTTACCACCACTTCGGCGTAGGTTCCATAGCAACATACCCTTTGGATATAGTGCAGGATCTGGAGCATCTGTGTCTAAGAAATTATTTTCTAATAGATCAGCAATTGTGCTTGGTGTGCTTGATGCACCACTGGTTGCCCAACGAGCATCGGCAAATAGCACGCCTTGATCGGTGATTTGATCAGTTTTGTCAACCAATGCCCACTCTAGGTTTAAGCCATCCCACTTGTAAATTGTTGGGAAGTTTTCCATGTCAGCTGTGCTGATCCATAGATCGCCGTTAACTAGTGCTGTACCGTCGCTTTGACCGTTGGCTGCTGCTGGAGCAGTTGCGCCTACAATAGGACCACCTGGGCTTGTTTTTAGTGATGCTGTAACGTTATAGTATGGGCTTGTAGAATGCTTGTAACCAACCCAAGTACGACCGTTGTGAACCATAATATCAACTTCAGCAAAGCTGTTGTTGTACCATAGTTGACCATCTGTTGGCTCGTTCAATGGAGCATCTGGACTTGCTGCAAAGCCATTTGTGGCTTCGTCAGCCAGTGGACGCCAGTTAGTAACAATGTAATCTTCTGGAGCTTCTGTAGGAGCAGTATAGAAATTAGCTGTACCAGCTTCTGTAATTACATTATAAGCTGTAAACAATGCAGAAACAGGGTTAAGTGTACCATTTGTTAAACGAATTTCACCACCAACTTTGTGGCTTAGTGTAACTGTACCGTCTGCTGTAACTGCTGCTTCGATATGGTTAGTAACTTGACTACCGTCAGCACCAAACATTGTGATAGCATTGATAGCTGCCGCTAGTGTTTCAGCATCAGCACTTGTACCTACTGCTGTAAAACTAACTGTGCTAGCAGCTGATAGTGCTAAACTGCCTTTGATACTCTGTTTAATTGTGAATGTATTGGCGCCACCTGTAAGTGTACCTGTTGTGATAACTGCAGATTCAACAACGGTTGCACCTGTAGTTGCTCGTCTCCAAACACGGAAACTTAACTCTTTAAAAGTTGTATCGCGAGCATCTGGAGCTTCGTCAGTGCCGTCAGCATAGCTGAATTGTTCTTCAGCATTGGCTAACACATAAATGCTGTCAGAAGGAATACTTGTACCACCGCCACTACGGTCTAGGTAATACAATGCACTTGCGCTGGTGTCATAGATTGGAGCATCGTAGGCTACCCATGCTTGTGTAGCAGAATTCCAACGTTTGACTCTCCAACGGGCGCCTTCGCCTGGCTCTGTGGTTTTCAACCACACACTTCCAGTTGGCTTTGGCTCAGTATCACCAGACTTGTATTCTGGAACACTTGTATGCGGAGCGATAGACAATGTTGGGGGGAAATATTCACCTGCCTTAATACCAACATCACTCAATGTTGTAGTTGCGGCAATAACATCACCTGTGCCGGCTGTTAGAACAATGCTACCAGAACTTGTTGAGTCTGCATTGCCTTCAGTTGCACCGTTGCTGTATAGATACAGTTTGTTGTTTACTGCTTTAGCATAAACACCAGAGCTGCCGCCCATTGCTGTATTAATGTCGCTGACTAGAGCTGCTAGTGTTACACCGCTAACTGTAATTAATGTACCGTTTAATGTAAAGGTGTCACTTATTGACCATGAAGGTGTTCCAATAGTTTTAGAAGTAACTGTTGGCCAGCTAGCTGCCCAACCACCGCTACCAACCTTAACCCATGAACCTGCTGTTACTAGACTACCGCTTTGGTTGTAGCCGCCACCTGGGCTTTTGAAGTAAATTCTTGCTAGTTCTTTTTGTACTGTACCAGTTTCAAATACCACAGCATAATCGCCAATAGATCCAACTGATCCTCTTGGTGCATTGCTGGTAATTTTTGTTGTTGCATCATCGTCTGTTAGAACGATTGGCTCTTTCATTGTGAATGATTGGCCGCCTGTGGTGTCACCGGCTGCACCATTCCACTCAAAGATACCGTATGTTGTGCCGCGAGTATCAACCCACCATGCACCATCATCTGGCTCTGCACCTGGCTCTGTTGCTGTGCCTTCTAGCTCGCTTAGGTTAACATCGGCACGTACAATAAATGCACTTGCTGAAACACCTAGGTAGCTGTAAGCTGCTAATAGTCCATATTCATTACGCTCACTACCGTGAATCGGTGTGTTGCTAGGGGTCTTTTCAAAGAAAGGAACACCAAACAAGTCGCCAACATCTTTCTGACTTGTTAATCTAAATGCTTTTCCAGCATTTGCTTTTGTTGTCGCAGTAGCAGTGCCTGTGCCTGCTCCATTGCTTTTATCCTGTGCTGTAGCTACAACAATAAGAGGAGTGGTACCAGGTTCAGCTGGTGTATAAAAGCTCTCATCAATTATCGTAACTTGTACGCCTGGGGAAACTAGTGCCATATCGTTATCTCCTGAGTTTAGTTCTCTCATAATATTTAGCGTAGTCTAGGAAAAATGGGCACTTATAGCATATTGAAAAGGGGCGAAAAAGGTGTAAATATCTGTATGAGACCTTTATGCAAATGCGGTTCTAGACCCCGTGCGGTTAACTACAAGAAAAACAACAGAATCTACTATCGTAGCCTCTGCGAGATCTGCATGGCACACGGAGTTAATCACGGGATACCCCGCTGGTTTAGAGCAGGGTATAGAATAAAGTCACAGTGTGATCGCTGTGGATTTAGAAGTGTTCACAAAGAACCTTTTAAGGTTTTTCATGTTGATGGCAATCTTGATAACTGCCGGCCTGCTAATTTAAAAACAGTCTGCGCTAATTGTGCTCAGGTATTAGCCAAGGACGGAGTTAACTGGAAGCAAGGTGATCTCGTTGCTGACTATTAGTTTTGCTTGTTGATACAAGTTATCGATTGTGTAATTGTTATCTAGGATACTGTCAAAGTCTGTTCCTACCCAAGCCGTTTCGCTGGCATGGATCTTACGCATTTTTAAATCCTGTACTGCATAATTGTGCCCTGCATTAGCATCCAGGGCTGTTTGGTACCAATCAGGTAAGTTGCCACGCTGTACCCAAACGATCTTTCCACCTGCATCTCGTATGCTTTGTATTTCGTTAGGAAAGCGGCAGTCACTGATTACTACATTATCTTTGCTCATTCGGAGTTTGTTTTCTAGGCTAGCAATCCATATGTCGTCATGGAATGATCTACGGCATACTTCGGTGCCCCAGTATTGTAGTACCCACCTAGGAGTTAGTGTAGGCATTGCTAGTCGTTCTGCCCACCACGGATCTACTTGTTCACGCCACTCACGGGCTTCTTTGGTACGCCCTTCAAGCAAGGTGCGGTCCCACCCGAACACTGCGGCCACTGCATCTTTAAGTGTGTTGGCAAATGACTCTCGTCTAAATTCGTGGAAGTTAACAAGGTAATCAGCAACTGTGTCTTTGCCGCTGCCGATGAATCCGCATATTCCTATAATCATAAATGTCTCCTATAAGACAAGTATACTATAGAATAACTACAAGGTCAACTCTGGTTAACCAATTATGAAACTGTAGCCAGAACCGCCCGAAACTAGAGTTTCTAATTCTTTGGTCAATCGTTCTAGATCTGTTTGCGCTTCAGCTTTCATGGCTGCACCGTTTAGGCTGCTACCACCTCCGGGTCCTGCAATTTGAGCAAACTTTTCACGAGCTTGCCCTAGCATCATTTTGCAGTTGGCTAGGCTGTAGTCTTTGACCCATTGCCCTGCATAGGTATCGTTGATGATCCCAAAATCCGGACGAGTATTATACACCCATAGCATTACTTCTTCTTCACCACGGGGCCGTTGTTGAATAATCAACTTGCGATGTGTTGGATGCCATGTAAAGTTAATAAAACTTCCAAACATTTTACCAACTAGTTCTTGATACTGACTGAACAATTCATAGGTTAGTAAGCCACCCATGTTTGTTGATGATAACAAATAGGTGTTTGTGTAGGCCATGTTGAACGGTTCAAATACGGTGCCGCCAGAGCCGTTGCCGCTTCTTGAACCAACACTTCGACGGAAAATCTGTCGAACCTGCTGTATCTCCTTTGGAAGAATATACTCATTAGTGTCAGGCAACAAGGTCATAAACGCATAACTTTCTTCAACTGCATTATCGCTTCGTTGACGGAAAACAGCTAGGCTTCGAGTCAGCGCAATTTCGTAGTGCTGCGGGTCTAGTTCAATGTCGATCATGCCGTCGCCCAGCATGAGTTTGCAGTAGTCGTAGACTTCTTTTTTGGCTTGATCTATTTGGTTCATACAGCTATTTATCGGCAGCGGTAAATATACTACTATGCCAAGACTCAGCTTATACCGCCCAGAAAAGGGCAATGATTATAAATTTATTGACAAAACCATTTGGGAAATGTTCCAAGTTGGCGGTACTGATGTGCTGGTTCACAAGTATATTGGACCCGGTGCTGCCACACAAGGTGATACACCAAGTACTCCAGACTACGGAACTTCCAACGAAACACAAATTCAAGACCTGTTGTTTTTAGAAAACCGTGATCGCAAGTACGATCCCGACATTTATCTATTGCGTGGTGTTTACAATCTAGCAGACATTGATTTTAACCTAAGTCAATTTGGCTTATTTTTACAAAACGACACAATCTTTATGACTTTCCATATTAACGATACTGTGGAAAAAATAGGTCGTAAGATTATGAGTGGCGATGTTATTGAACTTCCGCACCTAAAAGACGAACACGCTTTAAACAATTTGCAATTTGCTCTCAAACGATTCTATGTTGTTGAAGAAGTTAATAGGGCAGCAGAAGGATTTTCAGTAACTTGGTACCCACATTTATATCGTGCAAAATGTAAACCACTGGTTGACAGTCAAGAATTTAAACAGATACTTGACGGTGTTGCAGAAGAAGGCAGTAATACCACACTGCGCGATATCATGTCAACCTATGAAAAAGAAATGCAGATCACTGCTGCGGTATTGGATCAAGCAGAAGCGGATGCGCCGAAGAGTGGATTTGATACTACACAGTTTTATCATTTACAAAAAGGTCCAGATGGTAATCCTCAACTGATCAGTGCTGACCTAGAAACAACTTTCATTACAAACAACCAGCCGCAGGCCACAGATGAAAACGGTGCTCCACTATTTGACACTGAAGGTAATCCAATATATGCTGGGGTTACTGCTGATCAAACTTATAGAAGTATTGAGCGTGGCGGGTATGGGGAAATAAACGGCAATACAGATACTTGGTTGGCTGACGCCATTCCGGCCAACGGTGCTAGATTTACCGCTGGTATTGCTTTCCCAACAACACCTCAAGAAGGCCAATTCTGTTTGCGAACAGATTACTTGCCTACTCGCTTGTTTAGGTACAGTGGCACACGCTGGATCAAGATTGAGGACAATGTAAGAATGACCATGAACAATCTGGGTGAAAGCGATGTAGGAACTGGTGACAGATTTGTTGGTAAAGATGTTAGACAAACACAAAAAGCAGATTTTGTCAATAATACAAAAGCTACTACTATTAATGGTAAGACAGTTAAAGAGCGCCAGAGTTTGTCAAAAGCTCTTAGACCAGAGGCAGACGAATAATGGATTTCTTTTATGATGGACAGATACGCCGGTATGTAACACAGTTCATGCGGGTGTTTATTGGATTTAAATATCAGGCTGGGGACAAAGAAGAACGCCTGGTGCCTGTTATGTATGGTGACCTAACTAGGCAAGTTGCTAGTATCATTAAAGATAATAGCGAAAACAAAATGCCTACAGTTCCTAGAATTTCCTGTTATATTACGGGGTTAGAATTAGACACTAGTAGATTAGCAGACAGCACATTTGTCAGCAAGGTGAATATACGAGAGCGCACCTATGAAGATGTTGCAGGGCAACGAGTATATGGTACTGAACAAGGTGCAGGCTATACTGTTGAAAGATTGATGCCTACTCCTTTTAAACTCAAGGTCAAGGCAGATGTATGGACATCTAACACTGATCAAAAATTGCAATTGCTTGAGCAAATATTAATCCTATTCAATCCTAGTCTTGAAGTGCAGACTACAGACAACTATGTTGATTGGACCAGTCTTAGTGTTATCTATCTTACTAGTACAAATTTTAGTTCTAGGTCAATACCACAAGGTACAGACACCGATATAGACATTGCCAGTTTAGAATTTGAAATGCCTATATACATTAGTCCTCCGACTAAAGTCAAGAAACTGGGTGTTGTTCGTGCAGTTATCAACAATATGTTTACTAATACAGGCGATGCAGTTAACATCAACAACTTGATTTACAACGACGGAGATCTGCAAACTGCTGTTGAATACAAACGCTATGGCATTGTTATGCTAAAGGCAGATAACGGAGTAGCTGGAGATTATAATATCAGTATTGTGGATGTTGGACAGGCTGTGCTTGATGCTGGACTAGATTTACCTCCTGAAAAAATTGGCAAAAAATTAGATTGGCAATTGGTGCTAGATCAATATGGTGGTTATAAAGAAGGTGTTAGCAGAATTACATTTAAACAGCCTAACGGTGGCGAACTTGTTGGCTCCATTACTGTCAACCCTGTAGATCCTACACTATTGGTTGTGTCTATGGACATGGACACCGTTCCGGGCAATACATTGATTGCCACAGGAAGATATCCTGACAACACAGTTTATACCAGTGTGCGTTCAGCCAGCAAGGGCACAATAGATGCTATCATTAATCCCTATAACTTCAATCCGTTGTCGACCTACGGAACAAAGGCAAACTATCCTGTTGGATTAAGATATCTAATGTTAGATGATCTAAACATGTTTCTTGCACCAACTCGAGCAGCCAGCATTGCTACCAATATTATTGACACTGACATAGATTACTACAGAATTGTTAGACCCGATCAAAAGCAAAAGGCCAGCGCCTCTAACTTGCCAAGGTCGTATAGCAACATTTTTCAAACCAAAGTGTATGTCAACGGTGTTGAAGTGGGATTTACAGAAGTTGAAGACGGCGGTGTATTTGAAACTTTTGCATCAACAAGTTACAGAACAGTGTCAGGCAAATACAAAATACGACTGAATGAGTTTCCTCCACTAGAAGACGGCAATGGCGTTGCCAGTGTTATAAAGTACACCATTGAAAAATATACCTATCCAGATTGGTTCTCAGAAGGCGACGATCCCGATACCCTACTCGTTGAAACTGATGTTTACTTACCAGGTAAACCAGAGCGTAGTTCGGGACCAACTGCTTGGAAAAATCTAGACGATTCAGATGTATTCATTAAAGCCAACAGCATTATTGAGTGGAATGGAAGTCGTTGGGTTAGTGTTTTTGATCCTGAAGAAGTTACTACCAACATCTACATTACCAACCTACGAACAGGTATACAATACAAGTGGGACGGTGTCCAATGGTTGAAATCGTTTGAGGGTGAATACTTGCCAGGATCTTGGAGATTGACTCTAAATCCTTAATAAGTACTGGATGCAACAACGAGCCGGCTTATTATTTCTAGCAAAAACTACGGGTAGAATCCTACTCATTCTTCAAGATGAGAAATGGACTGTGCCCACATTTGCTAGATCTGCATCACTGTTAGAAGATGCCGATGTGCTACTTAAAGATTATCACTCGGGAAGAATACTGCCCATTGAGTTGTATCTCAGCGAAGACCGTGGGTTTGAATACGGTACCTATGTGTGTTTGGTCTCTAACGAATTTTTAACGCAGGCTGTGCCCACACTAGCGTGGTGCGGTCTAGATTATCTTCCTAAACAATTGCATGGTGGTCTTAAGGTCACATTAAATAATCAGCTGATACGCACAAAAATTGATACTATAATGGAGTTAGAAAATGCTGCCAACTTTGGAAAACAGTGAAAGATTTAAAACTGAATTTAACGATTGGAGATCACGGATTAACAATGTTACCAATGATCGAGTTAAAACTGAACTTAACGAAAAACTAAATCAGTTATTGCGAGAAGTTAGAGCTGTTGATCAACAGCATAGAGATGTGCTAATGGCTAAACAGTTGCCTAATATGATTTCCGATAGTCGCAATACACTATCTGAGATTCGTCAAAGTATAGCTAGGCAATTAGAAGATTACGAAAAAGTTAAATCCAACTAACTTTATCTTCGTAGCAGCAGTTAGGTTCGCCATTTAAAAATCTAACTGCACCGTCAAATATTTCTTGAATAAAATTCTCTCTTTCAAAAAATTCAACCATCTGTATGACCAATATTCTTTGATTGGTTTGTGTATTAAAGATCACAACATCATATAACGGCTTGGTGATTTCTGGAGTAACTTGGCGGACTCCGTTCTCGGTCTTCGACCATTGATAAATTCCAGTAGTATTCATTTTATAAGCTCACGATGTTTTTAACTGTAATAGCGCCGACCATGATTGGATGCAGTGTACATTGATACCTGTATCCTCCAGAAATAGATGCAGGAACTTTCCAGTATAGTGTTCCATTTACCTGTCCTTGTGCATTTGATCCGGTACTAACCGCTCCATTAAGTGCTACATGGAATAATCCAGTATTGTAATTTGTACCTGTTCCGTCTTGAATCACAAACGGGTGGCCTGCACATTGTAATTTAAATGCTATAGTAGTTCCGCCTATGGCATAGATAGTCGGATTGCTTCCTGAATATTGATCAAACAAATAAGAAACCGCTCCACTATTGCTAACAGTGAGCATGGTAATAGCAGGCATGTAAACTTGATCTATACTAAAACTTCCAAGAGCTACTTCAGTAAGTCCTGCAAAAGTACTGGCTGCTGAACTAGTAAATGTAATTGTATCAGTACCTGCATTGGTAGTAATAGTAATACCACTACCTACCAAGGTAAGTGTATCAGTATCACTGTCTGCCGCTACCGTAGTTTGTCCAGCAACCGCTATATTTGCAAATGAATTGCTAGTGCCGCCGCCACCGCCACCTGCTGTAGAATTAATAGTGATACTGTCGGATGAGGGATCGGTAGTTAGCGTGACATTGCTACCGGCAATTAATGTAAGGGTATCGGTTGAAGTATCTGCAACCACATTACTCTGTCCAGCAACCGCTACTGTTGAAAAAGTATTAGGGGTAGAAATTACCACTTGGCTGCTAGCAGTTAACAAGTCCCAAACTGTTCCGTCAAAGATCCAGGTAGCATCTCCTGACGAGTATGTTGCATTTGCAGCGGGCGATGATGGAAAATTAATTGCCATAGTTGTTCCTAAAATTATTTATGTTATGCAAATCTATAAATCGCCACAGTATTTCCATCTGTTTCTAATGTATACGGATCTGGTGGGGTAATCATTGTAGAAGTTCCGTATCTATTGATATTGCTAATTCGAACAGTGTGATAGTCAACATAGGTTAATCCGTCGTAGAATGTATTAGAATAGGTTGCAGGTGGTGCAATAAAGTTAAGTCGATTCCAGGAGGTTCTTGAGGTAACGTTGATTGCTTGATCAAGACCTGTTGCATTTCTATAACCCCACTTTCTTGTACCGTTTTCGGTGTATAGTTGCAAATGATAATAACGAGGAACCCAGCTTGCATCAATGGTTATTACATGCCAAGTCCAAATATCTGTAGCTGCGGTTACATCGAATCCGCCGTCGGGTCGTACATTAATACCACCCTGGTGCGTATACGGAAATACCTGTGGCTTATACATCAGGCCAACAAACTGATCTGTTGCTGAATTAGATACGCTTAGATATGTTGCTAGATCAGATGATCCTGTATTAATACCGTTTAATCTTCCATAGAATTCAATCGTGCAAGGAATTGATAAAGTACTAGGTAATGTTAATGTTAGTCTACCGGTACTCTGATTAGCTGAAAGATATTTGCGCCATCCTGTTGTTGTTATGGTTGCATTATTGATGCCGCCTAGACTACCCGATGTAATATTAGTTCCTGTAGAATAAGTTGGTACGCCTAATTGTGTCCCAGCTTCGGTAATAGGAACGGTTATTGTTCCGTCTTGAATTGTCATAGTCACTGACTTGGATGTTGCATTTTGATGATCGTTCAGTGTTTTTAATTCTATTTTATCAACAACGCTGCCTAGGACATAACTCAATGTAGAAGTTCCCGGAACTGGTAGATACTCTAGAGATTCACCAGCTGCTGCATTACCAGAAAGGGTATATGGTGATACACTGACGTAGCCTGGAGGATTAGAGGCTGTTAATGTAAAGGTGTTTCCTTCCGCAACCGGATTTGCACTAGAAGTTATTAGCCACGGTCTACTGGTTGCTAGCCCGCTAAGTTGTCTACTCTGAACACTAGTTAATCGTGGCATATTATGTTCCGAATGAGCTTAAACTGCCAAAAACTGTCCAACTCGATGCTATTCTAGTAAATGTAAAACTAACAATGTCTTTTTTGCTGGCGTTTCCGGATGGTGTTAATCCAGCTAGCCAATTAATAGTTACAGGTGTACCGTCTATCTGTAATACATTTGGAACATACGGGGTAGCTCCTTGTATTAATACAAGAACAATTGAGATAGCTCGACTAGCAGTGGTAGGCACATTGGTAAAATTAGCTGTGAAATTATCAGCTAAACTAGTATGATACCAAATGGCTCCTGTAGAATAATCGTGATCAACAGTTCCTGTTGCCCCTGTTTTAGTATTCAATACTTCGACAGATTGTTGGAATGTAGAAGTTCCGGTAAATGTTGGACTAGTGAACATTGTAGCTTTTGATTCGTTAGTTACATTGCCTAATCCAACAGTTGAAGCATTTATTGAAAGTGCTTCAACAACCACTTGTTCAAGTGCTGTGCTAACATATGACTCTGTGGCTAATTTTTCGTTTCCGTATACAATATTGCCTGCAATAATTAAATCATTTTCAATGCGTATATCTGAATTGAAAGTCACCGCAGGTGTAAATGATATCGAACTAGAGTCAACTGAATCTATAACTGTGCCAGTAAATGATATACTGCCTAAGCTAGGCATAGGCACACTTGGCTGCATCCACTGTGTAGATGTACCGTCATCTATGTAAACATATAATCTACCATTGTCAGTATTAAGCCATAAATTTCCACTTATTGGATCTTCTGGTAGTGTATTGCCAACTGAAACTGTTGCACCACCTGCACCACTGCCTGGATCTGCTACGGCAATTTCTTCTCCCATAGCAAGGTGATTATAACACCAATAATATAGTGTTGTTGGGGTAGCGTTAGTTACTGTAATCTGTACCGTACGAGTGTCGGCATTATCAAATGCCACACTGTTATAAGTTGCGTATGTTACAATTTCGCCATCTAATTTATATACTACATTTGAAGTATAGGCGGTACCGCCACCTCGAACACCGCTTAGATTATCTGATGAAAAATTCAATGGGTGTCTATTTTGTGTAGTGCCGTTGGCATTAGGCCAGTAGACATTGGTGTCATCGCTTTGATCAAATATATAGGTATAGCCGGTTACAAAATTTGGCTTGGGTCTGTACTCGCCATTTAATGCATATTTGTTTCCTGTATCAGGACTCTGTGGACCTACAATAGTTGTAGTATAGTAGACTGTGGCGGATCTGCTGATAATCAAAGCATCCCGCATAGATGCTGCTGACACCCCAATGAGGTCGTTTCGGGCTAACTTAATACCAGCAGTATCAGCACCGTTATAAATTCTAAGGGTATCGTTATCTTGATCATAGAAAACTTCCCCTCGCGAACCTAGCTTTCTATTAAGGAAGTCTTCATCATTCGGTGTAAATCTTACTAAATTTACAACTGGATTTCTATTGGATGGCATAATGTAATTTGCTCAGTATTACACTATTTATGTTTCTGTTGTTCATTGTATTCTTTGATTGTTTGTTGTACTAGTTCAAAAGATCGGCCACTAAATCCGCCAACTCGCCAGTAATACGGAGCATAGTTTGTGGTTTTTTGACGATCGTCGTATACGATTGCCACAGTGCCGTCTTCATACCGCAGCCGCCACTGACAAGTGACTCTAGCTAACATTCCGTCCGTAGGTGGGTTGTCTTCTTCGCCGGGCCCGAAATAGGGGCGCCCAAATATCTTTTCAAGAGCTCGATATGTTGTGTATATTTGCCCTTGCTCGGTAAATCTTGTAGTAAACGAAATCTTTGTAAATTTCATTTTTTAAAATGCTTGTGATAGAAATCTTTTAGCAGATTTCTGTTCTGTCTAAAAAATACACTCATAAACAAGTTTCGTTTTTCTATCCACATTTTATCGTTATCGGACATTTCTCTTACAACTAAATCGTAGTTTTTTTCGGATAGTGGAATTAAATGTCCGATTGGCGTGCCTGCTTTGATAAGTGTTTCTCCTTGTAGTACATTCCAATGAATTTGTAAATTTATTTCTGTACTAACTGCAGGGTCTAAAATGCCTGCGGCATTTTCAAATGTAAATTCGTCGGGATATGCAATAGGCAACATTAAGAACTTTACACCCTTTGGTGCTATTATATTCCAAGGAGTATCTAATTTTATAACCTGTTGGTGACTCCAAGGACGCTTAGGGATAAATTTATCAAGACCGGGTTTATGCGTTCCCACAACTTCTTTTCCTCGATAGGAATTTAATGCTCCCGAAGGTATACTCCACGAAAATGGGCGGGTGGGTCCGTCTGTTCGAATTATTAGATCATGCCATAAAGGAATAATGTACCCGTGATTGAACATGTCAAATATTCCAGGACATTGAAATATATGTGTCTGTCGAGACTTAGTAAATTTATCTTTGTTGGCGACCCAGTCGTTCTTGGCCGCGGCCATCCAGTTAGCTCTATATTGGCTGGCTGGTATGATTGGAAATAGATCCGAAAGACCCGGTGCTGCTGTAAAAAATTCAATAGTGTCCATATGAATACCACTGTACAGTTCTGCTAAGTTCTGTTATACCTTCTGCTTTGCACATAAATTTTGTAATGTCGTTGGCATGAATTGCTATTGCAAATGTACTTGGCAGCTCATAACCCAATACATAATCTAAAACAAGATATGTCTGAGGACCAACTGTTTCCCAAGAAAGAGGTGCATCGGCAAATATTATATTATTAGTTTTTCTTGTTACCACTGACATCTTTTCGTTGCCGTTTTCTTTATGAAATACTATAAGATCTCTATCTTCTAATAATGCATTCATCCAAGTTTTTAATTTCTTTTTGTCTTTTTGTACTTTTCTAGCAGTGTAAGCATCTTTAGCTTGTCGTATTGTATTTGTATACAGTACATATTCGCCTAGTGTTGTCTCAGTTAACATGTTAAATCCTTAAGAATTATTTTTATACCATTGATCTAAGTAAGCGTAATGATTCGGAAATCGTTTTTTTGCTTGCTCTACTCTATAGTTTTGAACATCAATAAAATATTCTGCATATTCGTTTTCGTTTGGTCTGTCAATTTTTTCTAGATTGTCGTAGGCCCCGCCGGCATGTAACACACTGAACCACTGAACAATATTAAACATAGAGCTTTTACTAAAGTATAGGAATCTTCCCGGACGAGGATAGAAATGACCTAGTATGAATTGTACATCTTCAGGCAGATCTTTGATATCTTGTTGTCTAATGCTTTGCCAGAATGGTGTATCTGACCTCTTTGAGAAATGATAGTGCGCCCAAACAAATGCTAGAATTTCCATGTTCATTTCATAGAAGCCTCGATTAATTAAATCTTTGATTGGTTGATTCCATATATTTCTATTCATATTCAGCAAATCGGTTACTGATTTAATCACTGCGGTAGTAAAGGTGATACCTGTTGCTTCTAATGGCTCTACAAATCCTGCACTGAGTCCTACTGCTACCACATTCTTAACTGCAATTTCTTTATGATACCCGCACTTCATTTTTAAGAATTTTGCCGGGGCCTCAAATTCTCCAATTGTTTCTCTTAGTTCTTTTTCAGCGTCTTCGTCGCTGATAAATTTACTGCTGTAAACATAGCCGTTGCCTGTTCTTGTATAGATAGGGATAGTAAATCTCCATCCGGCAGTCATTGTAGTTGCTTTTGTATATGGGAAGCATTCAGTTTCCGGGTCTTTAAATTGCGTAGGCATTACTACAGCACGATCATTAGGCAACCATTTATCGTAAGATGTAAATGCAACTCCTAGTGTTTTTTCCAATAGTATAGAATTGAATCCACTACAGTCAATATAAAGATCTGCAGAATAACTCTGTCCGTTGTCGTCAATTAGTTTAGTGATGCCGTGTATGTCTTTTTCAACCTTGGCAATTCTAGTATCAATATGTTTGACCTTATTGCCTATCAGTTCTTTAAGAGCATCTAAAATTTCGTATGCAGAAAAATGTACGGCACCGTAGCCTTCGTTGTTTGCGCCAAAGCTAGTGTCTAAATGATCAAACATTTTTGGACTTAGGTTAGCCTTAGCTAGTTGATAGGCGGGATGAAACTTTGCAAATTCGCTATAGGGTTTTTTAATGAAATAGTCGCTGGTATATAAATCTTCAGCTATGAACGAACTTTGTAATCCGTCATTGTCTACAAAATAAGGCTCGTCGTTCCATCCGCTGAGTTCTACACCTAATTTAAATGCTGCATTACTGGGTTTCATCCATTGGGCCGGATTAAGTCCACATTGAAACAAGAACTGAGCTGTCAGTGGTTGTGTTCCTTCGCCGACTCCGATAGGGCCTAATGTAGTATCTTCAATTAAAGTGATTTCACAGGGCACTTGTAAATTGTGTGTAAGGTATGCTGCTGACAGCCAACCACTTGTACCACCGCCAAATATAATTATTTTTTGTGTTCTATTAATCATTTTTTCTAATTACAACAATGTATAGCCCATTCCACCATTCGTTTGGGCTTTCTAGGGAGTTCAACATCATCTTTTCAAAAGTAACTCGAGCGCCTACACTGTTAATGCCGGCCTGCGCACCTTCAACAACTGATTGCCAATTTGCATCATCAAATACAATAATACACTCATTGGCTAGAATTGGATAGTAATGCTCAACCGCTCGCTTTGTACTTTCAAAATCATGAGGGCCGTCATAAAAAAACATCTCAATGTTGGATGAGAATTGAGAAACATCTGCTTTAAATAAGTCGCCGTTTAAAATATCTACTTCAGCTAGTCCTTTATGCTTCTTAACATTTTCAATAAATGTTTGAACATTGTTCCTAGGAAGCTGATTTAAATCATTTCTTGCAGGTTGAATTTGTTCTTTCCAATTGTCAACAGCAATTGCATGTATTGGATTGCCTTTAATAGCGGCACAAAAGGTTGCACCCATTGCGGCGCCCACTTCTAAATAGGTGTTTACACCCTTAGCTAGAGAATTTAACAGCGTCTGTACTCTAGGACTGGTAAGACCGGGGATATCTAATCGCATTGTTGGTATTCCGGAATCTGAAATACATTGTGCTGTATGTTGAACTAATTCAGAATATACCAACTTGGATTTTTTATCGTAAATTTTATCGCAGTATTGGCATGACCAACATTCGAACTGACAAGTTTTAATTTTTTCACGCCAAATGTTTATTGGCTTTTCTGTTAGGTTTGTTTCTTCTAGATAATTTTCGAATCCTTGAAACAATATGTCTTTGCCTTCTGCATAGTTTTTAATAATGTCCATAGTTTCATACAGACGAGTGATTGCTTCACGGCCATGCATTTTGATACTATCAATGCCTAGCTCGTCGATAAATTGATCCCAGTCTGCTCTCCATGGCGGAAAGTTTGCAGTTTTTAAAAATATTGCAGGGTCTTCAACTTCCCATTTTTTACAACTGGTTCTGCTAATAGCATCGTTGAAGTATTGCGGCGTATCCCCGGATCGATTGTTATTGAATTGAAAATGCTCAACCATCATGCTGCAACCACCTACACATCCTTCGTTACCTAATAGGCTAATTGCAATATCTCTGCCTGTGGTTTCTTTGATGTATGCTTTTGCTTTTTTAATTGTTCGAAGGAGGACATGATCTCGCATCATGTCTCTATCAAGATTAATATAATCAAACCCGTAATTAGCAAGATTAACTACTTCCTGTGCAGTGTGTACTTCACGAAGTATGGTATTTTTTACATACAACTCAGGAAAGGCAGCTTTGATCTGGCCAGTTGCCATCCAATGTGTGTGCGGAATTGTAGCACTACGGATCCCTGCATCATACAATGGTTTAAAATTTTTAATAAACAAATCTAAATTTTGTTGTGTGGCAGGGATTTCGATATTATTAAATGTTGCGCTTACTGAAATTCCTAGGGTTTTTTGTATATTCAATGCTGCTTCAATAGCACTGAAGTGATACTCCTCTAGTAGAAATACATCTCCCATAGCATCTTGCACAAAAGGTTTGATGCGAGATGTAAAATACACATCTCTAATATAATCTTTGTATTGTGAAAGAAAACTAAGGAACTCTGAGTACTGCTCTGGATTTAGTTTGGGATTAAGTGGTACGCTGAATATTTTTCGCATAGTCGTAAATAAAGGTGTATACTACTTAGTATAACACCTTTAGTTGGACTTCGCAATGTGATATTACCATTTCACAACAAACTTGGGATCCCTTGGTCGATTTATAGTATAGGCACTGCAATCCATTTCAAAATAATTCCTCATCAATATATGCATTTGGTTGACATCATATGCATTATCAATTTCTTCATTTAACTTAACATCTGTACCAACGGGATTTTTTGTTCCGTCACAGACTAGGTGATTTTTGATATGTATTTTACAAACTTTTTGCAAGAAAGTTTTAGTATAAGTTTTATCAACATCAGTTAAGAAATAAGTTTGTTTGGTATAGCCTAGATTGCCACCACTGCTAGGATAAGAAATATCAGCATACGAACTAATGTTTGCATTTACAACAGTGATTTCACCGTCTACTGAAGTTGCCAACTTGTGAGCCATGGCAATTTGTTCTGTGGTTACATCACCCTTAAGCCAGTCAACTTGAACTCCGTTGGCGACACTTGGATCTACTCTGGCTATCGTATAATGCCAAAATGAACCGATATCTTGTATCCGGCTGTCACGCCTTGGATCATTACTGGCTATCGTTTCGTAAATTATAAACATCAAATATCTCCTTTTCTTGCGCTAATCCTAGCGAATTATCTTGTATTAATTCTTTTGGTGTGGTAAGGGCGTCGGTGTTAAATGTTCCAACTCCTAGTTGTTTGTCTGCCGCACTTTGTAATTGTCCTTGATATGCTTGTAATTTGGTTGCAAAATTAACAGTTAATGCTAGAGTCTCAGACTGTTGATCTGGGCTTAACATTAAGATAGCATCCATGTTACCGCTGTTGATTCTACCATAAAAAATCATATCACATGCAGCCTGCTTGGCTAATCTATTAGTCCAATATTGGCTTTCGTAGACATCTTCTTCGGCAGTATTCATGATGTCCATGTAAGTTCTGCCAGAGCCGTCTGGGAGCTTTGCTTCTTCAGAAGCCATGAATTCGGTGCATAAGTCAATTAGATGCTGGCGTTCTAGATACCAGTCTTGCAGTCTGCGCTTGCTGGTATAGCTTAGGCGTTCTCTATTCCATAATTCAAGCTCGGCAAGGCGACGATCTAAGTCGTCAATGGCTTCTGCAGCCATTCTTCTAAAACGCTCGCACTCTACTTCGTGCTTGGCAATTTCATATTCCATGTTTTCAATGGATTCTTCCTTTGCTTTAATTTCAAGAAGCCATTGACGGAACTTGGCAAATGGAGTAATTTGTGCCTGGCCAACAAACCATCTTAGTTTGAATTTTGGGTTGGTCCATTCTTTGTTCATTGCAATTTTGATCAAACTCTGATCTTCTTCTGATAGCATACTAACATCGCTGTTAATTTCGCTATTAAAACGACTAGAGTTATATTGCATTCTACGGTCAGTCATAGTGTTTCCTTTATTGTGTGTCTATTTATAAAGGGTCATGGACGCCATGACATAGTTCCGGAACTGTTACCACTTTTGCCTTTTGGTTCCATTGAGCTTGACCCAACAAATCCTCCCCAAGTTGCAAATTGAACTTTGTAGGTTGTATTAACGTGACTTCCGTTGTAAAAACCTTGGCAATATCCCCAATCTCTTGCACTGACCATATTTTCTTCACCGCTATATGCAGGTTTAGCACCTATAGCATTATAGCTGGCATTGTTTTGATAGTTAGTAATACGCCAATTGGTGCTTGGATTACCTTCGCGGCCTGCAATGGTTGTTGCCTGTCTAGTCTGTATGTTATGTTGATAAGGATCTCCGGCTATTGCAGTAGATGCTGAACGATCATATGGTGTTCTTGTGGCAAAATTGAAAATTCTTTCTGTACCACCATAAAAAATACCAAAGTGTTCAGTCCAAGCACCCCAACTGGTGGTGTTGTTACCTGTGCCGTAGGTTGTGCCCAGTGTTTGAGTAGTCAAGTTGAATTCGTAAATTTGTCCGCTGAGGTAGCTTGACGGTGCAATATAGGCAAAATAGTGTTCTTGTTGAATAGTACCAGTGTTAATAGTACTGCCTGGCATGTTGCGAGTATATCCTGTAGTAATCGATACTTCAGTGACCATGTCAAAACAGATGATATTGCTGGCTGCAACACAGTGAGAACCGCTGGCACCCCATGTATAGTTTCTTGTTAGACTAAATCCGCTGCTTTGATAGTTGTGTCCAGCTTCTTGATTATCACCAAGGTTAACAGATGTGTCTGTGGCGAATGTTAATCTGTTGGTATTATTCCATACAACGCTGGCAGCATAACCACCGTGTAGATATCCGGCAACCTGAACATCTCGTGCTTGGAAAGGTATGCCTACAAACTCCCAGCTGCTGTTTATTGAGCCACCGTAACTTTCAATCATGTTACTTCTAGGATTAAATCTAAGTTGTCCAGCTGTACCGCTAGTAGAATTATCTGACGGTAGCTGTAAAAAGCCTGTTGAATTTATTGATGAGTTAGCTGCTAAAATTGCCATTATGATCTCCAGAAGCAAACGCCAGAACTTGAGCCGGCATGCCCTTTTGGCTCCATGCTGCTGCTGCCAGCAAAACCAGATTCGGTTGAATAATAGAACTTCCAACTATTGTTGTTTTGAGCGCCATTATATTCGCCTAGTAGGTATTGCCAGTCTTGCCCTAAGCTATAGTTTTCTTCTCCGTTGTTGGTTCTAGGTTTGGCCACAGTACCGCTACTTGTTCTAGTATACATATTGGTTCTACGAAGATTGTATCCACCGTTATAGCTGCCTTCGTTACCTGCATAGTTATTTGAGTATTTACTTTGTACAGATTTCTGTTGATGGTATGCACTAGGCTGTCCGCCAAATTGTGCTGTAACTGTTCTTGCAGCATAGTGGAAGTTTCTTGAATCTTCTTCCCAATACCAAGTACCGTAGGTTTCGTGACTCATACCCCATTGACCTGTAGAGGAAAAGCCGCCTGCTGGGGAAGTTTGTTTGACTTCGTTGGTCAAATTGTATTCTTCAATTTCAGCTGCCCCGCCGCCCGAAGTGAAAGAAAAATAATGTTCGTTGAATATTGTACCAGAGTTGTATCTATTGTTGGTCAACGCAGTAATCGGCGGATTATATGCAGTTTCAGTTCGCATGTTAAACCCTTGTACATAATTACTTGCTACCGCATGGCCGTTTCCGCTGCCCCATATGTAGCCAATGTTTAGACCGCAGGAGCCGCTTTGATAGTTAAAGGTTCTTGCAATTGCGCCGTCGCCTAGGTTAACCGATACATCTGTTGAATGATAAATTCTATTAACGTTGTTCCACGGACTTGAATCTTTATATCCACCGGCCATATAACCAGTGGTAATAACTGTTCTGTATGGGAATGGCATCGACAAGTTCAACCAGCGGCCTTCACCGCGATAGAACTCAAGTCCTTTTTGTGTGTTTAAGCGGATTGCGCCTTGTCTTAGGTTAACTGCGTCGCCTGTAGTGTATCTAATGATAATAACACCACTGCCGCCCGCGCCACCATAACTAGGTGATCCACCACCGTTGCCACCGCCACCTCCACCGCCACCGCTGTTTGCTCGTGCAGTTTGATGTGCTGCTAGTGTTGTTGACGGGCCATTGCCGTCACCACCGCCACCGATACCACCAAATCCCGGACGGGCATCACTGCTACTTCCGTGGATGCCACCACCACCACCACCACCATAAAAGGTCATTGTGCCGGAAATGTTAAATCCTAGTCCAGGACCACCGTCTCCACTTTTACCATTTTGACCCCAAGGCCCTGTGGTAAGTTCCCCACTTCCTGCTTCACGCCAATTACCGCCGGGGCCGCCTGCACCACCGCCACCACCTGTTGGGTAGCCGTTAGTGCTATCACCTCGTCCTGTACCGCCTCGAAATCCCTGTCCAGCTGTGCCGGCTGCGCCAACCGTTGAATATCCGTTACCACCGCCACTAGCTCCTGTTGTTGCAGGATATGTGTCCCAGCTGCCGCCACGGCCGCCACCTAGTGCTGTAATAGCACCAAAGGTTGATGCACCACCGTTGGTTGCTCTAGGCATCCCACTGTAGCCTCCCGGATTATATTCACCAGTTCCGCCTACACCTACTGTATATGCTATGGTGCTGCCTGCTGTAACCGCGTAGCCTTCACGATAAAGAACGCCACCACCACCACCACCACCACCTACCCAGCAGCCACCACCACCACCACCACCAACTACAAGTACATCGACTTGTGTAACGCCTGCTGGAACTGTCCAGTTACCGCTGCCTGTTGCGGTCAACGATACTACAGTCCAAGCTGGCTCTGTTGGGCGGGCGGCACTGGTTCCAACTGGTAGTTGTAGATAACCAGTTCCTCCAATTGTTGTACTTTGTAAAATCGCCATTTATTTCTTACCTTATAAAGGATATACTGAAGATGAAGTAAAGTTTGCTAGATATCTTGCGCTGTTACTTACCTTGAATTTTCTAAATGTTCCGTTGGTATACTGACCACTAGTGTGACTTGAACGGCCGATGCGACACAAATCATGTCCACCTGTGGTTATCGGATCAGCAAATCTTGAAACTCCCACGGCATTCATGGTGTCGGCTACCTGTGTTCCGTTTTTAAATACTTTGATGTTTGCTCCATAGCCAACTACAGCATGATGAACCCATGCGTTACTAGTAGTTGTACCTAAGTTAATAGATGTACCTCTCCAATAGTTGTTGGTTCCGTCACTGTCGTTTGCTCTATATAGCAATCCACGAGTGTAGTGACATAGTTCAACCATGGTTTCTGCTGAGCTGCCAACGCCGCCGGTTTTGTACAACCAGAATTCAATGGTCCAAAAAGGGTTACCGTCTAGTTTTCTAAGCTCTGTGGTCATGATATCTAGGTAAGCATCAGATTCGAGTCTAAGTCCATTGTATCCGCTTTGCAGATAATTTCTTGTGCCGCCACTTAATGTTCCTACAACACCGCTGGTTGTGTCAGTGATGTCTCCGTCGGCTGTTCCAAACAACGGAAGATAACATTTTGTGTTGGCTATGGGAGATGTCATGTTTTCCCAAGCATTGTTCATGAACACTTCGTTTATTCCTATTGTGGAATTGAAACGAATCATGCCTTCTATAGGACTTGCTGGGCGTTGGGCTGTGGTTCCAGAAGGCAGTTGCAACGTGTTCGTTGTTCCTCTAAAACTGGTATTCTGTAATATCGCCATCTTTTTATCCTAGTTTTGCTTTTAATTCTTTAACTTCTTGATTGAGTGTTTTGATTGCTTCAACCAAGTAGGCAGTTAATTTTGAATACTGAATACCGTTGGCTTGACCATTTTCATCTTTGTTTACAATACCGGGCAAAATGTCATTGACATATTCAGCAATAAATCCTGCTTCATTTTTTGTTTTGATATCTGTTCTATCATAGGTGTAACCAGTCAACTGCATGATTTTATCTAGTGCATCACTGATAGGATTGATATTTTCTTTGATAGCAATACTTGATGTTTCAACTAGACTGGCCACATACAATGTGCCACTGATACCAACGCCACCGCCAACACGCAAAGCACCTGTAGTTACACTTGAGCTTACTGTGGTTTCGTCAATGTAGACTTGTCCTTTTGTAGCATTGCTTGTGCTTCTCAGCACAAGGTTTGCTCCAGAGCCTGTACTTCCTGTTAGAATAGGAAATGTCATTGTACCAGTGCTTGGCTGAAAGGCTAGTTTTGTACTTGATGCGTATAGTGTTGCGGCAGTTCCGCTGGTTGCAGTCTGCAACAAGGGATAATGAGTGGATGCTGAAGCAGTTTCATCTCCAAGTGCAACTGCAATTGCAGCCCAACCTAGAGCTGCACTGCCGTCAGTTTTTAATACTTGGTTAGCAGAACCGTCAGCAGCAGGCAGTGTCCAGACTTTGTTGGCTGCAACGGTCCCTGGACTTTTGAAACCAACCCAGTTTGACGAGTCAGTGTCTGCTAGTCGCAGTTCACCAGCTGCTGTCAGCAACATGTCGTTGGTAATTCTAACAATACCTGTTCCGTTAGGATCAATGGTAAGGTCGGTGTTGGCTTGTGTTGTTGAAATGGTACTAGCGCCGATGGTAACCTTACCAAATCCAGCCTGCCCTCCTACACCATTACGTACGGTTCTTCCCATGATTTATTCCTTAAATTAAGCTGTTGAGGTTTCGATACCCATTACAACTGCGCTAACGCTTGCTGCGCTTGAGCGTACTACTAGAATCTTGCCAGCGTCCATAACAATGCCTGTTCTTTCTAGAACACCGTTTGCTACCAATTCTGAATCGTATTCTAGATATTCGCCAGTAGCAGGTGTTGCCGCACTACTAACTGAAATTCTAACGTTAGAGGATGTTGCACCTCTGTTACATAACGAAACAGACACCACTGCAAAATAACCTACTGGTACTGTGTACACAGAATAGTTTGTTGTTGCTGCGCAGTCCTGAATTCCTAATCTTCCTGTTGCCATAATGTTTTCTCCAATGTATTTAGTTTAAGAAATAGCTTAATGCAAGTGGCGAGCCAGTTAGGCCGCCGGTGAAGTTTACTGTTGCATTAAAGTTGATAGTTCCACCTGTCACGTTAGTAATTTGGTTTGTTCCTATCAAAATGTCGCCAGCTGTTACGCTGTTAACAATCAAGCTCGCACCGCCGCCGCCAATTTGGCTAGCAATGTAGGCTTTAATAGCTCGTTGTGTCGGTACTACCGAATCGCTGTCCGCTGTAAAGAACGGATCTGTTGAGAATTCAGTAATCGCTGCACTTGCTCCGCCTAGTGACAAGTTGCCCAAGCTAAGTTCTTGCAGTCCTGAAATATTAAATGCATCAGCATTCAATGTAGCAATACCAGTTGACTGTTCAATAGTAAACAAGTCGCCGACTCGGAAGTTACCGTCTTGGTCCGTTGATGTAAAGAACACTCGTCCACCGTTGCTTTCAACTGCCTCGTTTGCCTGGACTGGGGCCTGCGTAGGATGGTCAGGGTAATTTGTTGTCCCAACTCCGCCTGTCCCAATGTCTAAGAAGTCGTGTCCAGTTAATCGAACTTGACTGTATCGAATTCTAGTTGTGATTGCTGTTCCATTTGCAAGATTGTCTGAAACTTTTAGAATTGGACTTACTTGGAAGAACGCAGTATATGCACCGTCGTATTCGCCTCTAAAGCTGACCACGCTAACAACTTTGTAGGTTATATCGCTGCCTGCAAATACCAAGTTAGCACCAGGTGCTGGTCTTGAACTAATTCTTCTAACAGCAACATATGCACCGTCTTGGAAGAAGTCAGCATAGCCGTCTCCTGTATCAATTTCAGCACTACATGTTTGATACCCAGTACCACGGTTAACAAACGATGGGTTAGCCAATACTCCGTCACCTAATCTTACTGTGGTTGGTGCTTCATAGATGTTGTTAGGGTCTGTGATTGTAATTGTTGGTGCGCTGGCGTAACCAGATCCTGGTTCAACAATACGAATTATTGCAATTTTCTCACTTGAAACATATGCACGAGCCTTTGTTGTAGCGCCACAGAATACTTGACCTGCTACAGTACCAGTACCGGCACCAACAGCAGCAAATGATCCTATTCGCTGCGGGTTACCATGCGTAATGGCAGCAAATCCGCTTGCGGCTGCGCCTGTGGTTCTTGAAGTCCAATGTACACCGTCTGGGCTGCTTGCAGCCTGTGTAGTTGTACTAACTGCGTAGAACATACCTTGACCGTAGGCAATTTTTGTCCAAGTTGCAGAAGCTGGCAATGTACTTGCAGTCCAACTAGTTCCGTTTAAGCTGTAGGCTGCTACTGTAGATCCTGCGGTGTTGGAAATTGCTACGAATCTACCATTGCCCCATGATACAGCATTCCATGCACTGCTACTTGGCAATGTTCTAGAAATCCATGTAACACCATCAACTGAACTTGCGGCTGCTGTTCCGCCTGACTTAACAGCAACAAACAATCCCATACCGTAGGTAATTGCAGTGAATCCTGTTGCAGGTAATGCACCTGTTAGATCCCAGGTTTCGCCGTCTAAGCTGATTCTAACAGTGGTAGTGTCGCTGGCAATTGCTACAAATCTGCCTTCACCGTAGGCCACATCAACCCAGGTCGCGCTGGTTACCATAGTTGATGATGACCATGTTATACCGTCTTCAGAATATGCACCAGTTGTATTTGCACTAGTTCCTGCTACTGCAACAAATCTAGTACTGCGATTTACAGACGATCCATCTTCAAACTGTCCAAATGCCAGGGCCTTCCATGCTGCTCCGCTTGGCATCAAACTAGTTCTTGTGGTCCAACTTGTTCCATCTTCACTGGTTGCTCCAATAATGCTACCGCTTCTTACGGCAACAAATCTACCGCCGAGTCCGTAACCTTCAAAATCAACTGCTTGAATTGCTCCAGTTACTGAGTTTACGCTGGTTATTGTAACTGTGATATTGTTGGTCGGTGCTAGGCCTCCAACACTTGTACCAAGAATTGTAATAGTTTCAAGTCTTGTGTAACCAGTTCCACCGGCCTGTACTGTTACTTGATATTTGCTACCGTTTCTAACCACCATAAAACTAGCACTTAGACCAGCTCCAGAATAGGTTCCAGTAACGCTGGTATAGGTAGTTGCAGTGTTTCCGTATGCAACGGCTGTCCATGCACCGCTGGTTGGCAATGTTGTAGCTGCCGCAGAGTATGTAGGGCTTGTAAAACTGATTCTTGGTTCAATTAAGTATGAACTTGAAGAGTCAGGAGAAACAATTGTTGTTCCAGGTACTTGGTGATCCCAACCACCTGCACCTGTTGTTTCTTTAATTACTGCTGCAATTTTAGTACCAGCATCGTAGGTGTTGATAATTGCATATTGACCAATACCATTACCTGAAGTGATATGCAGTACCATTCCAATATAAGCTGTGCTTAGTTGGTTGTCGGTGGCTGACAGTGTAATAGTAGTAGAAGATCCGTTTTGCGCAGTACCTGTATTTGTTACATAACCAAAGCCACCTTGATTTCCGTCAGCTTCGGGCGCTGCTGTACTATCATCAACGTTGTCAATCATACGCACTTGATATACCGCATCGTCACGGAATTCATCTTGATAAGCTATGGCGTTGTTACCTGGGCCAATCAATAACCAAGCTGCTTCAGTATATTCGTTACCAGCATGGTCAAATTCGTATCTATAAATTGCATCACTGTCGGTGGTCACTGTACCAACTACTGATTTGTATTGATATCTATTGTCAACAATCGCTGTCTTGGTTGTTTCAGTTGCGTCAAAACCTTCTGCTACAGATCCAAAGTCACCATAACTGTTGTTGCCGTTGGTACCACGAATACGACCACCGTTTTCTGACAGGTAACCAATGTGTGAATAATACGAGAATACCGAAACAAGTTCTGCTCTAGCATTATTTGTAACCCATGCGCCAATACCATCACTGATCAATTGTGTGAAGTCGTTGGATACAAAGGACTTGTTACCACCATTGTGTAAAGAGCCGTCGATCTTTTGACCAATCGCAGCATTACCAAATGTAGCACAGTTCTGAATGTATGGTGAACGAGCAGTAATCCATGTGCGGAAGTCTGCTGGGCCCCAACCTGGATCCAAACTTGCATATGCTCCTGAGGTTACACGACTTGTACCGTATGCGTTAGGAGGTGTTAGATCTCCTTCTAGACCTCGCAATGTCATATTACGAAGACCAGTGCCGTTGCGTAGATAGTACATGTCTTCTTCTTGACTGCCTGTTACTGCATTTGCATAGTATCGTGCAACAAACATAGATTTGTAATTTGAAGTGTATTTTAAATCCCACTTCAATGCGTCAATGTATGTTCCAACATCTCTTGCACACAATTCAGTATTATAATACAATGCCACAGTCATTGAACCGCTAGCATTAGCTGAAATATCTAATGCTGTTGCAGTGTTTCGTGTAGTTGCAATTTTGAATGTTGTAGAACTCACAACATCTTGTATATAGTATGTTGTTCCAGCAGTTACGCCACCAAATGTTGTTCCAGTAAATCTTACAGCAACATTTCTCTTCATCCAACTTGTATCGCTGCAAGTGAATACATCAGTTGCGGCTGTGGCTGCTGTAACTGTATCGGTATATGTGTCTGCAATGTATGCACTAACTTCAGCAACAATAAAATCTCTGTTGCGTTCTAGTTGTAGTGCAGCATAGTCTTTGTTTCTTTCAACAGTTTGACACATGTCACCTTCTCTACTTCCACTGTAGACAATAGCGTAGACATCGTCCATTAGAGTATTGATTCTAGCAATAGCTGTTGCATTACTTCCAACATTGGCAATTGCTTGAGTGCGTGTATATTCTAATGATGCAAGAGTCACTTGTTTGATAATTGTTGATTGATCAAACAACTCAGAAGCAGTTAGTCTTAGGTAGGCATGCGCTGCTTTAATTGATTGATAATTTGTGTTGAACATGAAGTCATATCCAACTGCTTTCAATACAATTGTTGCATCTCTTTCTGCTTTAGCATGATTGTAAGTAAAATCGCTGTAGTTGTCAGAGATATATTGTAGCGTATCCTTAACAATATCAGTTTTGTCAGTTGCAAGAGTACCTAGAGCTGTTTGAATACCAGCTGATGCCCAAGTAATGCTTGGAAGGCTTTCTGCAACTAATCCACTTAGGTTACCTGCTGTGGCCACTGTGGAAATATTGCCGCACAATGTTGTCATGCGTGTTGCCTCAGTAGCACTTGCTGCTGTACCGCTGGTATCTTGACCAGCATAAGTTTCACGAACAATCTGCGCTGTGATTACACCTAGTTGTGTGTAAGTAGTTCCGCTGTTAACTGATTCAATTCCAACGCCTGTGATGTTATTGAACAATGAGCGACAGAAGTTACGGGTAGCAATGTTGCCACCGTAGTTAACATCGTAGGCCAATGCATCAATTGCGTAGCCTAGGTCACGCTGGCAAAGTAATTTTTTAGCTGCTGATAGGGCAACATATCCAGGAACGTTAGCAGTTAGCCATGTTACCATAGTACTGATAATGAATGCACGGTTGGTAACCAATTGTGCTCTAGCGTTGGTAAAGTTAGCTGTGCCTGTACTGGTGTAGACTAATGCATCAGCATTGGCTACTCCGTTTTCGATGATATCAACAATTTCAACATAAGCAGCGTTGGCTCTTGATACTGCTGTTGCATCGCTGGCCACTGATGCAGCTACTCGACCTTTAATATAATTAATTGAACCAATCTCTTGGTCAAGTTGGTTAGCTGTTACTTCACCTGCTTGACTGCGTAGATAAGACAGTCCGTTTTGCACTGCCCAGAAGTTAGAGCCAAACGCTGCATCGTAGTATGCTGCATCTACCAAGTAACCACTGTCTCTGCGGCAAAATGCACTATTGTATCTAAAGCTGCCAAAGTTTGTATTTAGATAGTCAACAACATTGGTAACTATAGTTTCGTTGGCTGAACTCAATGTACTATATGCACTGATTAGTGCAGTTGTAGAGTTAACACCGTTTGCGGGAGTTGGATCAGTTAATGTAACTGTGGTTCCTACAGCAGAAGGTCCAGTATTAATAATAGTAATAATTTCGTCTAGTCTTGCGCCAACAAATGTTGCTGTTCCAGCTGCACCTGCTGTTCCTCTAAATTGAACTACTGTTGTTTGAAGAGGAGTTACTGGTGTATTAACCGCAATGGCCTGCAGTCTATCTTTCAAGAATGCTAGTGCTGCCAGTGTAGGTGCTTTAATAGAAGTTGGTAATTGTGGTTGTGTATTGTCATCACCGTCATAATAAGCAAGACCGGCTTTAACGCTTAATGCATTTCCGCCATAGGTCAAGTCATAGATTACTGCATCTACGATATATCCAGCATCTCTTCGAGTTTTTACTTTACCATAACTCAAAGTAGGATAAGTTGCCACCATGTAAGCAACAACTTCTTCTTGGAAAAACTTTTTGTTTTCTTTGATTAGTTTTCTAGCATTACCGTAACCTGCTAGATAGCTGACATTGTATCCAGTTGGGTCAGTTAAACTGGCAAGATGCATAGTACCTAGTTTAAAATCTGCCTGTTGCTTCATTAGCTTGACTAGTCTTCCAGTTACAGTAGCTTGTGTAGCATCAGAGAACGGAGCATTAATGCTTTGGTCTAGACTATTTCCGGTAGTTCGAGTAATTGTAGTTCCTGTAACAATGTCTTCAACAATTGATTGAACATGATTGAAAGTGTCAACAGTATAGTATGCATCGGATATGTCAATTAAGCTGCCTGCTGCGGAAACTGTTACTGCTCGTTTTTCGTCGCCTAGTACACAAACATCAGTTGGAACAATCATTGGCAATGTTTCAGAATAAGATCCTGTTTTAACATTCAACAAGGATGCTGGTACAGTACGATCCGGTAGATTAGTTGTATTGCCATCTGTTAGTGCAGTTGTTACTATGCCAACTAAATCCGTAATAGTTGCTAGAACTCCTGTTTCTGCAACTAAGTCAGCGTCAATGAATTGAGGAACAATAGCAGTAGAATTATCGCCGTTTAATACTTGATAGTTTACCTGTGGTGCTTGGTTATTTAGAACATTTCCAATCACGGTTAACATGTAATTGTAGGCTGCTACATCTTCATCTTTTTGTTCTGCAAGGCGTGAGTATGTGCCGGTACCGTTTTCGTCAAAGGCTGTGGCAAATAGTATACCGCCATCTAAGGCATTAATGTATGATAATGCTGCTGCAAGAGTTTTTAAATTTCCACCGTGGCCGATATCGTGTATGATTCTGTCAACAACAAATCCTACATCGCGCTCGCATTTAAATTCGTCATAGACAAAAGAAGTAGTAAATGGCGATGCATTAGAAATTATCTGTCTTGCAATCCATTCTGTTACTTCTCGTTGAATGAATACGCGATTCATTTCTAGTAGGCGCTGAGCGGCAGGGTTGCGAGGACCTTTTTCGATTTGCTCTAAGGCATAACGAACAGTCTTCCATGGCTTGTCTGAAGTTCTTCCGTGGATTGGAGCTGGTAAATCAACTCCGTGATTGCCAACATAATAATTTTGATCAACAACTCCTAGATAATCCCAGTCAGGATTGCCACTGGAAGTAACTTTTAGAACCTGTCCTTCAATACCAATTGGCAGTCTTGCAGGGCCTTGATCACCGTTATAATAGACCATATCACCTGGATTGGTCATAACAGCATATTCATTACCTACATTAAAGATATTCCAATAAACACCTTCGGTGTCTCCTGAAGGGCTGCGGGTTGAATCTGTAAATGTTGTGCTGTCGTCATCGTTGCTGGTATGGTTCTGAACGCAGATGTAGACGTTGGACATGTATCTAACTGCGTCGCCTAGATAATAAGCGGTACTGTTTGCCCATTCACCTTTCCAAAGAACACCACTGTTTAATCTTGTCCAGTAGGTTGCACTAGGCGGAGTTTGTCCACTGTGGTCTAATATGCATAGATAGGTATAGCCGTTTAATCTAACAACTTCACCTACTTTATAAGATGTTGCATTGCTCCAGTCAGTTGTAAAGCTAAATCCTTTGCTGAATAAATCCCAGTTTGCAGTAGATGTAGATGGAACTGCGGCAAGATTGACTGTGGTTGCAACATATTGGTTACCACCGTAGCGTACAATATCGCCTGGCTGGTATGATGTTGCACTGCTCCAAGTATTTTCAAATTGCAGGCCTTCAACAAAAGAAGACCAATTGTTAATATCTACACCAAAGTTCGATGTAGAAGTATGTAATAGAGTACAGATGTATAATGTTCCGCCATACTTAACAACATCGTTAACACGATAGCGTGTTAGAGCTGTCCAGGCATCGCGATATTCAATACCGCGATTGAATACATCCCATTTTCCTAGGTCAGTTTCTAGACCCAGCGAAATAGACGCTGCTGAAGTGTGGTAAGTGTTACAGATATAGTTGATACCACCATACTTAACAACATCATTAACTTTGTAGCGAGTAGACACAGTCCATGTGCCTTTCCAATCAATACCGTCGGCAACATTATCCCACTTAGAAAGTGTGCTGTCTGCTAGATTTAGATCTGCTTCCAAGCCTGATGCTAAGGTTGCTGCGGATGTGTGAGGAATACGGCAAACATATAAGCGGCCACCGTACTTGACCATGTCGTTGGTCTTATAAGTTGTGCCAACTGCCCAGTCGTTTTCCCATGTAAAGCCGTCGCTTAGTTGATTCCACTTAGAAGGAATTGCATCTAAGTCTGTGTAGAAGTCGGCAGATGCTGCGTGACCTGTAATACAGATAAACACTTTACCGCCATACTTGACAACGTCATCTTTGTAGTATGTGGTGCCAGTCGCCCAGTCACTTTTCCATACAAATCTAATTCTACCTAATTTAAATTCTGCCATTATTCACTCCGCGTTTGTTGAAGTTAGTGTATTTATTCATTCTCATTATCGCCCTTCGTCATCTTTAAATGATCGATAAAACATTGCCATTGCCAACATCATTCCTGTTACTCCTGCATTTGGTCCAGAAAAATCTACCTTAACAGGGATAGTAATATCGTTTAACAAGACATTGGTAAATTCTTGTCCGCCTACAGATACTTCACCAGCTTGGAATGCATTGGCAATCAAGTCTGATCCTGCAACACTTAGTCTACTTGCAAGGTAAGTTTTAATTGCTCGCTGTGTTGGAACAATGTTATTGCTATCTTCACTGAATAGAGGATCTGTTGAAAATTCTCTAATAACAACTGCTGATCCGCCTAGTCGAACTCCACCTAGTTTTAGTTCACTTAGACCTTGAAGATCGAAGAAATCTGCACTAATAGTAACAATACCAGTTGCTTGTTCAACCGCAAACAATTCGCCGGTTCTAAAATTACCGTTTTGATCAGTTGAGGTGTAGAATACTCGACCACCGTTGCCTTCGACTACTTCATTCTCTGGAGAAGACTGAAAAGTTGCTTGCGAATATAGTTCGGGATAATTTGTGTTTAAAACATTTCCAGTTCCAATATCTAAAAAGTCGTGTCCAGTAATTCGACAAGAACTGTATCGTGTTCTAACAGCAACTTGTAGGCCGTGTTCAATCAAATCATCTACATCAAGAGTTGGACTGATTTGTGCTTGGATGCTAAGTGTCCCGTCACCTAAGTCTCCTAGATTAGCAATAGTAACTAGTCTATATCGAGTAGGCTTGCCATTAAAGATGACTTGTGCTCCTGGGCCAGGAATTTCTGTAAATCCAGTTAATGTAATAAACTTGCCCGTCGGTATAACATCTGCAAATCCGTCGCCGTTTAATGTAACTGTTGTGGTACTGCTTCTGTAACCAATACCTCTATTTAAGAATGTTGGTTGTCCTAAAACTCCGCTGCCTAGTCTATTCCAAGTAAATGCCTCGCTGGTATTATTAGGATCAGTTACCGTCATTGTGGGCTCGATAGTATAACCAGAACCCGGATCCCATAACCTAATATTTGTCAATCTACCACTGGTAATAATTGCACGACCTTTGGCTCTTGCTCCGGTGTAGAATCTTGTTGCGGCTGTTCCTGTTTCCGATCCAACAGCTACCCAAGTTCCTAAGTTATTAAGAATTGTTGAGTCGCCTAGTGTAACATTTGGGTTTCCAAATGCAAGATCGGTCCACGACAGTGCTGATGAAAGATTTACACCTTCCCATAGTATGCCGTCTTCAGTCTTGGCAGCATAAACTGTTGGTCCTGTAGTTGGGTCACCGCCCATAACTGCGCTTCCAGTGTCGCAAACTGCTACAAACACGCCTTGAGCAAACCTAATTTTCTTCCAGTTCATTACGGTAGAACCGTCTTGCTTTGGCAATGCTGTACCTGCGTACCAAGTGTTACCGTCAAAACTGTAACCTAGGTTTCCTTGACTTGATAAAACTACAAAGCGTCCATTACCATAGGCACAGCTTACCCAGTCTACTTGACTAGAGTCATCTGTTGCATCAACTAGTGCTCCAGTCCATGTTATACCGTTAGAGCTAAATGCTCCTGTGTTTAACGTGTTAGCAATTGCAAAGAATTTATTTTGTCCGTAGCAAACATCGACCCAAGTATTGAATGACGAGTCACCAAATGATGGCATTGCTGTTGCATTCCACGATGTTCCACCGTTAGTGCTATATACTGCGCTGTCTAAGTTATTGCTGATTGCTACAAATGTCCCACCGCCGTAAGCAGCACCTACCCAATTTCTTGACAAAGGAAGGGTGACCGCAGTCCAGGTAATACCGTCTATTGATACTGCGGCATTGGTTGATCCGGTTGCAATAGCAATAAATCGTTGACCACCTGAGGCTGCTACAGTCCAGTTGCCAGAAGTTGGCAAAAAGCCCGGGCTCCAAGTAATACCGTCCGCAGAATATGCAAATGCATTGCTAGCTGACGCAAATGCTACAAAGTTTCCGCTGGCTGCTTGCCCGTCGTATCTAAATCCTGTGATAGAATTTGTACTATCGTCTGATATAGCTGTTACATATATTGTAATATCGTTGTCATCATCTATGCCGCCAACATCAGAACCATCAATAGTAATAGCCTGTCCGACTGCATATCCAGCACCTGCTGAAGATAGGGTAACACTATAACTTCTGCCAGTTTTTACAACATCCCAGATTGCGGCTACCGGTGTGACTTCTTCATCAACTACTCCGGTACCAGCAGAACCAGTAATGTCGTTGTAAGTTGAAGAAGTTTCGCCCCATATAACTTTTGACCACACGCTGTTGCTAGGCAGAGTTATTGGATAGGTATTAAAATCTGGTGCTGTAAATGTAACTCTTGGTTCGATCTGATATCTAGTACTTGCCAATAGAACATCATTGATAGGATATCCTGGAATTATATGGTCCCAACCCGGTGTGCCGTCACTTTCTTTTCTAACAGATACATATTTGGAAGTTGGATTATAAGCAGAAATATAACCATACTGGCCGGTACCTGCACCACTGATAATAATAATTCTTAATCCTAGATATTCTGCTTCTACTCCGTTATCGGTTCCTGCTAGTTTAATTGTTGTTGTAGTACCGGTCTGAGCATTGGCAGTTCTAAATGTAAAACCAGTTCCGCCGGGGCCTGTTGAATCGTAAGGATTGACCAGCAATGCTTCAAACACCGCTTGATCTCTAATTTCTTCTTGTATAACCGAAGCACCTGCACCGGCTCCGGTGATTCCATAAGATGCTGTGGTATAGTTTTGACCGCAGTTTTCAAATTCAAAAGCAATAATTTTATCAGAGTCGCCGCCTAACAATCCAGCAAAGGCAGCTTCAACACTGGCTTGATGATTATAGTTGTTAACTGTAACACTGATCGGCGTTTCAGTATCGTCAACTCCTAGCGCCATTGCTCCGTATTTGCCGTAGCTGTTGTTACCGTTGGTAGCACGGATGATACCACCATTTTCTGCTAGGTATCCAACTTGACTGTAATATGTAAACACTGAAACCAGTTCTGCGCGACCACCGTTTAAAACATAAGCGCCAATACCATCTGAGATAATCTGTGTAAAGTCATTGCTAACTATAGATTTATTTCCGCCGTTGTGCAATGAACCATCAATAACTTGGCCGTAGGCTGCATATCCAAATGTTGCTACGTTCTGAATGTATGGGCTTCGAGTAATAATCCATGTGCGGTTGTCGTCTGGGCCCCAGCCTGGATCAAGACTTACATAAGCGCCGCCTGTTGGTCGTTGATAAAAATCAAAAACTCCAAAGGGATTCAAAGTTCCACTAAGGCCGGAAACGGTCATATTTCGAAGACCGCAGGCATCTCGTATATAGAACATGTCTTCGCTGGCTGACCCAAGTACTGCATTTCTATAGTATCTAGCGGCCAGCAATGATTTATAATTTCCAGTGTATCTTAGATCGTAGCAAATTGCGTCAATATAACTGGCCACATCTCGTTTACAACCGTCAGGATCAAAACTATATTCGGGGTGTGTTGATTGGTTATAGGCCACAGCCTCAGCAGCCAAGAAATTTTTATTTGCTGTTAACGCAGCAATTGCATCGGCTGTAGCAGGGTTGGCAGTATTGGTACCAACCATAACTGGATCTGTACTAGTACTATTAATGTAGAAGTTAATGTAGTCAATGATGTTGTCATACAATGCATTAATCTGAGTTACATCGGCAGGCGTGCCTGCGTTTCTAATATCTTGTATTTCATTGTTGCCAGGGTATATCACTGTTACTGGAATGCCTCTAACAATATTATCTGTTAGTGTTTTTAAGTGTTCCAATACTTCAATACTATAGTTACTGTCTCCTGCTAGTGCTGCAATGGGTTCATTGGCTTTTACTGTAACTGCTCTTACTTCTAGACCCTTAACTGCTGTTCCTGCTGGAATAATAATAGGCAATATTTCTTCGTAAACACCAGGGTATACCGTAATGTCAACATTGCCCTCGATGGCTTCTGCCTGTTCACAAGCATATCTAACAGTTTTATAAGGAGTGTAAGGACTTGCACCATAATCTGGTCGATCAGTTCCGTTGGGTGCAACAAATCGACCAGTAACTAGTGTTCCATATTTTTCATAATAGGTTTTTAGATTAGTGTCGTCAACCTTTAACAACTGATCTTCGATACCAATTGGAATGCTAGTAGGACCAAACGAACTTCCGTCGCCGACGTTAGTTCTTGATAAGCCGTAATAAACTAGATCACCTGGATTAGTTAATCCAAGTATGTCTCCGCCATTAACATATATTTCCCAAAGTCCTAATACTGAACCGTTGTCACCTGGGAAATTAATACTGTCAGAATAGTGTGGAGCCGCGCATCGATAGGTTACACCAGTGTATATGACTAGGTCTCCAATGGCATAAGAGTTTTCGGTTCCCCAACGACCTCTCCAATTAAATCCTGGAACTAATTTTTCCCAGTCGCTGTCACTTAGATAATCTAAGCTACTTAGGTCATTGTCTGATTCTCTTAGAGCTACATAAAGGTCGCCGCCTCGACGAACTAGGTCACCGGGCCTGTACAATTCTGTATGAGTCCAATCGCCTCTAGGATTGTAACCTTGGGCAAGTTTTGTCCAAGCAATAGTACTATCTTCAAAATCTCTTGGATTTAAATCGTTGTTGTTGATATTGCTGTAAAATAAATCGCCGCCATATCGTACAATGTCACCAATTTGATAAAGGGTAAATGATGCCCAGTCGCCACCAAATTGATAGCCGTATAATTCTACTTGCCAATTAGTTGGAGTAAATGCTAATTCTCCAGTATGCGCTGTAACGCACTTCCAAATGCTACCACCATACTTAACTAAATCGTTGACTTTATAATTTGTTAATGCTGTCCATGTATTAAAGGTGTCAACATTCTGATAGTAGATGGTCCAATTAGCTTGATTAGTTTCTAATCTAGTTCCTGAAGTGTGCTCTACTACGCATTCATAGACTGTTGCACCGTAACGAACAATGTCGCCTTTGCCGTATCTTGTTACCGGTAAAAATGTTCCTTTCCAACTTGCTGAAATAATATAGTCAACCCATTTCGTGCTATTAGTTGCAAATGTTGCGCCCGACAAGTGTCCATCAACACACAGGTAAGTGTAGCCACCATACTGTACAACATCGCCTATATTGTATTGCGTAACAGTTACCCAGTCGCTTCTCCATGCAGAGCCTTCGGTCATTGTGACCCAAGCAGGACTTGACACTGCTGGATTAGATCCAGGTACAGTATAGTCTACATCAGTGTAGAAATCAGAGGAAGCTGTGTGCCCTCTAACGCAAACATATGATCCACCTCCATACTTGACTACGTCATCTCTGACATAGGCAGTACCGGTAGTCCATTGACCTTTCCAAGTATACCTAAATCTACTGATCTTAAAATCTGCCATGTTCTATTCCGTTTATGATGAAATTCCGTTAGGATATGCATATCCTTGGAAAATTCTTTGTACTAATTGACCGCTTGAATCTACATAATAGAATATACTTCTATCGTCCCAACGATACTGAGTATATTTCATATTATCAAATACTTTGTTGTGACTCTCATCTACACCTTCAAAATGGTCAATCCCCGGTTCAAAGTCTTCAAAGTTTTCAGTAGGGTTGCCAACTTCGTTGATAGTATATGCTTCTTTATCAGTAACCTGATCGCTTCTTACAATATAAAGCTCACCGTCGTCATTTCTTCTTAGAGCATACCAATATCTAGGACTATCGCCTAGTGTTTCTACAGGATCTCTTCCGATGTAATAATTGCTATTGCTCATTATATATTCCTTACGATATCTCTACATAACTTATTGTTGTATCGATGCTGTCTTCTGTATCGCTAACAATGCGAATACCAGATGTTTCTGGTAAAATTAACTTTTCACCGTTGGTAATAACTTTAACACTGGTGTTTGGTGGGATAGGTAATCCCTTAACATAGTGAGCCTGTGTTGAATTTTCGTCAACAACAAACACATTCACTGATACTGTATCGTACTCAGTAACATTTGCAATGTTGCATCCTATCACTGTTGCTCTAACACCTGCAGGAATTTGTAACACATCCACTGGATCTGTTCCTATTCCGGTATTAACTGCATGTTTAAAAACTGTTGGCATGTTGTTATCCTAATGTGAGCGCAAACGCTATAGATATATCTTCAGCTTGGCTACCAGTTACTGCTCCTGAGCTACCTGCGGGGCTAGCCCAACCAAATCCGTCCCAAACTTCCAAGGCCCTTGAATCAGTATTGAATCTAGTCATACCGAGAACTGCATAGGCTGTTGGTCGTGTTCCGTTGCCTCCTCGAGGCATTACAACACCGTTGGTACCTGCAATTTTAAAATAGCCTGTGCCTGTTGCAAGTATCTGACTGATTGCATTGTTAGCAATGTTTGTTATTGTATTATCTTTGAATCTAAAATTACCTAGATCGACACCACCTGTACCGTTGCCAAATATCGATAGGTTCATACTGGTAGTAGTCGTGATTTCGTTGTCTCTAAACTGTAGGTTTCCTATATCTAGAGAATCTAAACTCAACATGTCTGTAAAGAAATTCTGTGCGTAGACATTTCTCCAATAGAAGCTAGGGCTTCCTAGATCATATGCATTGTCTGTTTGAGGCACTAGGTCACTGTTGATACTGGCATTGATAGTAATACTATCAGTTAGTGCATCACCTATGGTGATATTTCCACCAATGGTAACATTTCCAGTAACATTAGTATTACCAGTTACTATTAGATTTCCGTTAACTGTGGTATTAGAGTAGATATCTACTATACCTATACCGTTTGGTCGTAACTCAATGTTTGAGTTTGATACAATTGTAGAAATTGTATTACCTTGAATTTCAAAGTCGTTGACCTGCAGGCGTGCTTGATAAACTGTGGCAGTTCCGCCCGTTGGAATAAAATTAATTGTGTTGTTAGAACTAGCGATTGTGTTACCGCTAATGGTAAACTGTGCAATATTTGCTTGTGTGTCAACTACAAGGTTTGTAGTTCTTGTGGTACCAACGATGTCTAAATCGTATTGAGGGCTGGCGGTCTTAACACCTATGCGAGAGTTGTTAACATCAAGATAGAGTAGGTCGGTCTCAAATGCTAAATTTACACCTTCTCGGTTTAAATTTGCCTTTAAGAGCGGCCCCGAAATTCGTCCAATAGCCATAGCTCTCCTTTGTACCCCGTGTTTCACGGTTAACCAAATTCTCAGCTTGCGCTCTTTGCTGGTTTACCACAGTAATAGACCGCGGGTGGACACCGCAGTATTATTATTTAGCTCAAAGGAGATTTAACCTAGTATAAGGATGTAAACATTACTCAAGTCTTCCATCCCTGCCTGAGTAACTGTGGCTCCGGGTCCTGTTGAAGTGTTCCAAACTGTGCCGTCAAAACATTCTAGGTATTGGCTCAACGGCACTTGAGTATTCCATCTAGTTTCACCTACTTCTGGTGACACAGCGCGAGTAGCATCAGTACCGGATGGTATCACTAGTCCGTTGTCTCCTACAAATCGAACATAGCCAATACCAGTAGATTCCAGTGTGAATGCTGTGGGGTCTAGATTTGTAATAGTGTTATCGTTGAATCTAATTCGTTCGATATCAATATTGCCTGTTGCAGAATTTAATATCACACTGTCGTTTGATAATGGTGTGCTAATTGACGGAGCACTGCTTTCAATAGTTAGTTGATTACCAATGGTAAGGTCGTTGAACTGTAAATTACCAATATCAGTATTAAAATGTGCATAAATTTTTCGCCATCTGCCTGTAGTAGAGTCGCCTAGTTCTTTGCCTAGATCGTATGTTAGGTGTGCTCCTGGGATTAGACTTTGAGTAAAATCAGGAACCACGGTAACTGTATCATAAATTGTATCGCCTACAATGATATTACCGTTTTTTTGGAGATTGCCGTCTATGCGAAAATTACCAGTTACCCCAAGATTGCCGTTAATTGTAGTACTGCTTTGAATATCAGTTATACCTGTTCCATTGGGGTCAAGGGTAATGCTACCGTTAACTGAAGCATTTTTAATAATGTTATCTTTAAAATCTAAGTTGCCAGCAATCATGTTGTCCATAGTTACTAACGGACTAGTTTGATTTGGACGAATTATAATTGTGCTTACAATATCTGTAGAAAATGTATTTCCATTCAAGGTAATAGTTGCAATATCACCGGACGTTGTTGCAATTAAATTTGTGGTATGAGTTGTGCCGTTGATCTCTGCACGATGAGACGCTGGAGTTTTATTAACGCCAATTCTGTTGTTGTTTACATCGAGGTATAATAAATCGTCGCTAGCACTGTAGTTTCTAAAGGTAAGATTAACACCTAGTCTATTTAGGTTAGCTTCTAGTAGTGGACCACTGATACGACCCAACTGTGACATAATTAGTTTCCGTAACCGTAAAACACAGTTACATAGATAGGATCACCAGTTCCGCCTAACGCAGGTACAGCTGTCGGAAACTGGATATAATATTCGTCGTTGGTATAAGTGCCAGGACCCGATGCGCTGAACGGACTATAATTTACACTAACAAAACTGCCTGCTTGTCTTTTAACCACAGTGTAGTTTACCTTTGCGCCAATCTGTATGACATTATCAATTAATATCATTACATTATAATCACTGGCTGTGTAGTTTGTTACATAGGCAGTATTCAACGGCCCAAATGTTGTTTCTGTACCGTTGGCAGCAAATCTGCTGACTTGAATAGCGGTTGCACCGCTAGCTCTAACTACTTCCCAAACTCCATTAATATATGCTTCTACGGCATTAGTAGTTGTGTTATATCTAATATATCCGTTAGGGCCATTAGGTGTTCGAACATTACTAAGTTGGGGACGCTCTGATGTAGTTCCTTTAGGAATTCTTAATCCGCCCGTTAGATCCATAACAGCTCGGCCATAGTGATTGGCAAACAGTGTGTTGTCACTGATACTGAATCTGCTGATATTTTTCTGTTTTAGGAATTTCATACTGTCAATGTGCTCACTGTCACTGTTAACAAACTACCTACTGTAGCAGCACCAGTGCTGGGACTGTAACCTACTGAAACATAATCAGTGTTTGATAGTACAATTCTTTCTTCGCTAAGAAATACAGTTTCTCCAGCCGGCACTGTTAATTTACTCACAATCAAACTGCCATTGCCAACTGTACGATTATCTGCGTAGGTGCCGTTTGGTGCTACTAGATATACATTAACATCTATTGAATTAACAGTTTCGTCGGCTAAGTTTGGAGCGCCGGTATTGCACAATGCTATTGTGGTAATAGCGTTATCTCCGACACTGGTATAAATTAGAGTAGGGGATGTTGCTGTTGTTCCTGTGACTATTCTTCCTGTGATCATATTTGTGTTCTCTTAAAATAACATGCTGAACAGCAATGCTCTGTTTTTACTAACTAGTTCGTCTCTGTTGTTTTCAGTATTTACAAAATAAATTCCCGACTTACCAACACTTTCTGCTCTAGAATATATGACATGACTACCCGAAACAATTCCAGGACTTCCAACGTCATTGTTTAACTGCAAGGATGCATTAATTTCAACCTTGCCAGTTCCGTAGGTTGTAAACTTTATATTGTCGTTTCCAGATCCAACTGTTAAAATTTCAGTTTGATCAAACTCTAATCGTTGTAGCTGTACTCTATCCGCATAGATATTTGCTGCCAATACTCCGTCAATAAAGAATCCAACAGTACTTTCAGTTGTTGGGTAACCTGTCTGTGCATAGTAATAAGCCGGACTTCCGCCAGTTGATGCATTATTTGGTGTTACTTGTGTATCTGCAATGATCACACGAGTATCTTGAGCCTGTGGGGCTCTAATCTGGAAAGTGGGATTGTTCAAAATAGAATAATCCACATAATCTTTATTTGGAATATCGTCGTTGTCGGTTACCTGTAGACGATAATTTGCTGTGCCTGCAACTTTAACTACACCAGTACCAGTACCAATTAAAGTAAGGTCACCACTGTCTTCACCTGCATCGGTCAAAATTCTTTTTAATTTTAAATTACTATCACCAAAAGCGTAGGTAGTTCCTGGAACTGTTGCAGATGCAATAACCCATGTTCCTACAGAACTGCCTATGCCTGTTGGATTCACTTCATCAAAGATCAAGGCAGCTCTTGAAGAACTACCCCGATCAATTTCCAGACCCGAATATCTTAGAGATACTCCAGAACTAGCCTCTCCTTTATTTAAGGTGATAATATTGTCTTCAATGTCAGTGTTAGTTGTAGAAATTGAAGTTGTAGAACCTGCAACGGTTAGGTTGCCTGGAATATATACTAATCCAGAAGTTCCAGGATCCAAGACGATGGTACCACCGTCTTTAGATTTAATATTATAATCACCATTAACTCGGAAATACTGTCCCATTGCGTAATCCTAGATTATAGTGCTACTAATAAAATATCGTCAGATCCAGAATCATCAGCCATTTGCCACTTGTATCGAGCACCGTTAAAATCTGTAGCTATACGCTTGTTTAACTTCATAATGTTACGACCGTTGGTTGCTTGATTAACATCAGCAGTCACACGACCTGTCATTACCATTTCGCCTGTTAATAAGTTTGCGCCTTCTTTGTTGACTAATCTACATTGTGCTGTGGCACTGTCTGATACATCAAATACTCTGTATGATCTTGCACCTTTTTGTTTAAGGATGTATACATCATCTCTAATTGTACCGCCAATGTTAGCAATAACTCTAATGCCTACATTAGTTGATGCGTATGTGCCGAAAACTTGAATACCGTTTACATCTTTGTTAATTGGACGTCCCATTTGTTTCTCCTTTGTTGACGTTCTAGGTCTACGCAGAGGGATTCTGCATAATATACTTAGATACTTTATTTATCCGCGGCTCAGCATAGCCATCAGTTCCATTTTTTCCACAGTATCTATTATTTTATTGATGGCATCTATCTCAAGTTGCGCTTTTTCTAAATAACTTCTGCTATGAGTTTGTCTATGCAAGACCATAATTTTACTATGTTCTTGTATGTGTTCGTTGATCATTTTTTCAATCAGTTTCACATCATGTGTGAACATAGGAAAGCGTCGACGCCATCCGGTAAACTGAGCGCGAAGTTGTTCAAAGTCTTTGTCTGATTCTATTTTCACTTGATATTTAAGTCAAACAAAAAGGCTCCGAAGAGCCTTTTTGGGTTTGCAAAAATACAATTCGCGGATTAAGCGAAGCGTAGGTTAGCGGAAGTTACTGCAACTTTTGCTAGGTAGTCAGCTGCGTTACCTAGAGAAGAAGCTGTATTTGTCAACTCAACATAACCATAACGTGTCATGAATGATACGACTGGTTCGAAAGTTGCTGGGTCAAGAACAACACCACTGCTCATCAATGGAATGTATGGGCAATAGAATGCTGGAGCATCAGATTCGCTAGAACCTTTGTAACCGATAAGAACATCATCAGTAGTTGCGTAACCGTTAACATAAACTTTCATTGCGCTGTTCAATGTACCAACAAACTTGGTGTTTGTAGGAGCTTCAAAAGTGCCTTCTGTAGTGCGAGCAAAAGCAGAAGTTGTTGCGCTTTGTAGCAATGTCAATACTGTTGGAGATACAACAGCGTAGTTACCAGCACCACGACGTGTACGCTGAGCGATCAAGTTAGCTGCACGATTGATTTGAACAGCTAGAGCAG